GGAGTCATCTCGTTCCGAAGAACGAGGACTTGACGACCGAGCGCAAGACCCGCATACCTGACTCGTTGATAACGAACAAAGTAGGTGACCTTGCCATCTTCCACAAGAAGGATGTACGAGTTGCTCGAACCATCACCGAATTCGTAGACGTCAGCATCGCGCCACTGCCACGAAGGTTTCCGATCCGGGTTGAACTTCAACCGCTTGTCCAAATAGGCTTGAGCCTCCCGCATGAGCGGAGCAGCGTCTAGCGCGGGGATGAGCTGGGACGCTTTATGACGGTCCATAGCCTTTCCTTTCCGGGGAGGAGCCCCCTTGAGTTCATTATAACTCAAAGTGGGCCGGCTCGCAAGGAGTTTTGGAAAACTCCGTTTCCGTCAAAGTTTTTGAAATACCAGCTCGGCCAGCACGGCAACGGTCATAACCGACCGTTTTTCTTCGAGTTCGTCGTCGCTGAGCTCTACGTTGAACTCGTCTTCCAACACCATAACGAGTTCAACGTAGGCCAGGCTGTCGAGATTGGCCGAGGGAGTTCCATCAAACAAGAGGAGGCTGTCCACTTGATCGTTGGCTACCTGGCTGCCGAGGTTGCTGATTTCCTGGAGGATGAAACTGACGATTTTCTCTTTGGAGACTTTTGACATTTTGAGCCTTGTGAGAATAGGTTGGTGTGACTGCGTGCTCACATATGGCAGTGTTGAGACTCTGGAAGCTACTGCAGTGTCCGCGAACATCGCCGACCACTACTGCAACGGCGCCAACCCGTTGCCACACAATCACACCACCAGAAGACACTCGTTAGAATACCCTCTGGTGGTAGGTCCTGCCGGGTTCGAACCGACGACCCTCTCCGTGTAAGGGAGACGCTCTACCAACTGAGCTAAGGACCTATGACCGATGGTGAAAACCGCAACCACGCGGGGAGGCTACTCGGACGTGAAAGACAGGGCACAATTGTCCAACTCACGTGATAGTTCTTGCTTCGGGATGGTCGGGTCCCTACAACAGTCGCCTTTACATTCACCGAACTCTAGCCGAAGAAGTCGTCGTCATCCTCGATAGTGGCTTTCACAGCAGGGATACCAATGTTTGGCAGAAGGAAGATGTACGCGACTTAAACATGATACTACCTTTTGTTGGCGGAAACGGTGAGATTCGAACTCACGGACCCTTTCGGATCGGCGGTGTTCAAGACCGCTGCAATCGACCACTCTGCCACGTTTCCGAAGTGGAATAAAAAGATCGTCCGGCAACCACTCGCATAAAGCAGCGTTATCTCGCTAACGTGAAACTACCCAGGGAGGTAGGTAGGCGAGGGTGGTCCTCGCGAATTCACGGCAGCCAAGCACCGGAGCTAACCCGGTCTGGCTGTTCGCCGGACGATTGAAAGTCAACTCTTGCGCTTGAGAGCAAGAGGTCTGTTGCTTATGACAGCAAACGTCAACTGGTGTTTTGGATCAGTTCCCCAGATGGCGTCCTCGTACTTCAAGAGGTCTGTCCTTGACTCCAGCCGAATGAGCTGATTTGGAGAACTCCTGCGATCCAAGAAGTAGACTGGCAGATTTAACCGAAAGGCTTGATTGCAAGCGTTCATCCAGAAGTTCTTTCCGAACTCGGTCTGTTCCTTGTCTGCAATGAGCGCGTGATACTTTGGCAGGAGCTCATCGAAGAACACGTTCTGTGCAAAGCCCGCCGTCGCAGCGGTCATCTTGACTCGAAGTACCAGCACCTGCCGACCAAGCTTCAGCCCGTTGTGACGGACACGTTGGTACCTGACAAAGTAGGTCACTTTGCCGTCTTCCACGAGAAAGACGTAGGAGGGGCTTGCACCGTCGCCGAAGCGATAGATGCGAGCGTTTCCGTACTCCTCGTACGGGTGATTGGGCTTCTCCTTCAATCGCCCATCGAAATATAGCTGCGCGAGAGCTGCCGTTCGCTTCGCGTTGATAGCTGGTATCATTTGAGAAGCAGTCTCATCATCGTCCATGTTGGACTCCCGTGTTTGGAGCAGCCTGTGGGAATCGAACCCAACGTAGGTAGCTTGGAAGGCTACTGCCTGACCACTCGGCCAAGGCTGCTTTGTAAGGTGGTTACCCTGAAGCTCACATATGGCAGTGTATTGCTTGAAGCACAGTCAGTCCCATTCGCCGGCGCAGCCGACACTTCGAATGAACGATGCGCAGGCGAGTTAGGCTGCGGCGCCAACCCGCAGTACTCCAGGGCAACCAGGGAAGGGCACGGAGTGTGCACTTCGCTTGATGTCCTAATGACGAATGAAATTGGTGAGACGGAAGGGACTCGAGCCCCCAACCAAGGGATTATGAGTCCCCTGCTCTGACCATTGAGCTACCGTCCCTTGGTGCCACCTGTAGAATTCGAATCCACGACCTGCCGCTTACAAGGCGGCTGCTCTACCAACTGAGCTAAGATGGCAATTGGGTTTCGTTTGCATCGACCGGGGTACTGCCAAACCTGATCCGATCCTTACGCAAACAGCTAGTTCTATTTGACAGTTTACCTCCAATCCACCCGCAGCTTAGAGGCTTTGAAACGAAGCAACGCGCTTCCCACAACGAACTGATTGTACTTCTCAATTCGCTGTAGGCTGCGCCCTCTCGCACGCAGGGTATACTCTGCTGATGCGGGAGGTTACAACTTGTGAAGTATAGATCCGCCGAAATATACTCCACCATACTCGTTTGCTCAGGCTTGCGAGGCCCTCGCTCTTAACCACCTCAACAAATCTGTTGAGGAACCCGTTTACGAGTACAGAACGGTTTCTGGTCTCTGTAACCCTACCAATGCATAATAGGGTTTCGCTGCATTTAGAGTCGGCAGCTCATCAGACAGAACGACTATATGGTCGGTGTGAGAGGATTCGAACCTCCGACCTTCACAAGGTGGATTCATAATATGGGTTCCTATTGATAAACCCAGCAAGTTCTCTTGAAGTAAGGGACAGCTGATTTGCAAGACGAGATTTCCAACCCCAGTGCGGGTAATTAACGAACTGCAGGTTGACCTTTCTAAGTAGGAGTTTCCGGTCCTTTTCTTTCAAGAGTTTCTTGACCTGGATCGCCCTAGTAGCCGCGCCCTTACGCCCATTCTTTGCACACCATGCAGACAGGCTTCCGTGTTCAGCTGCCATGTCTATTCTAGCGCACTCAAGAGCGGTTCTAGCAGCGGCCTTTACTCTTGGTGAGATCTTGCCCGGGCGCCGTTCTCGCAGATTTTGGGCCTGAGTTATGAATCGACAATTGCCTGACTTGTACGGTCCTCGGTCATTGTATCTGGCCAGAACATATCCTCTACCTGAATATCCTAGGTCAGATGACCGGAGGTTGGCCTTGACAACGAGTAGCTTGAACTCTTCAAATGTTAGACAGAATCGAATCCCCTCTTTCTTAGCGTTATTGCGCTTGTTGAGAAACTTTGCGTACAGCTTTGAGTCATCGTCAACGTCCTTCATCTTTAGTACACCTCAGGCTGCGCTACACACCGAATAAGTGAGAATCGGATTTGACGGTGAATCGATTCGCTTGGCAAGGTGCGGTCTCCTACCCAAACGCCTATCACTGCCCCACAGCTCTGTCGACGGAGGCCCCCATCGAACAGAACATCCCGCTTTTCATGCAGGACATCACTACATCAAACCCGACCCTCGCCAATGCCACTAGAGGAGAAGCATTGGCGAGGACCCTCCCCGGCTTACACCAGGAGCTCGCCCCGACACATTTCCGCAACAACAGGCAGAGGGTGCATCGGATCCCCAACTCATTTCCAGATGATCCACCTGAAATTCATCTTCGCACGGTCACGTGACCAAGCTTCCTTGAACAGATCGTTCATAACTTCCGGCGTCTTAACGAATTGAAGCTGCTGATTGCTAAGATCGACGAAAGCAACGTGTAAGCCCTTCTCGAGAGCTTCAACCAAACGGCGCTTCCAAAAACGAGCACCGCGTTCAGTCTGTTCCTTATCGGACATGACCATACCGTGTCGCTTGAGTATGAATCCGAAAAACATTTTCGCTGCGAAGTCGTGCGGAAGCAGGGCCGTCTCGTCATCACGCCACAACGCAACTTGCGTTAGTAATTTGGATCCGTCCGGAAACCAGTTCCGACGCCACTTGCGATACTTGACCAGCCAAACAATTGAGTTCTCGTGTTCCGCCCAGTAGTAACCTTCATCGCTGTCACCTCCAGTCTGGTAGACTGGAAGCACAGTATCTTTCTTGAGGAGTTTGATGCTCCCAACCTTTTTGGCACTAGACTTCTTGCGAAGCGTGTTCTCCAGAAAGTTTCTGTTTGCTTCCTTAGACGTAAGACCGAAGTCGGTATCATCCATAAGCATCGGAGTAGCGGTTTCCATCGGACACCTCTCATTCACAGTATTAGCTGGTTGATCTGCATACTCACATAAAGCAGTGTGTAGTTCAGTGATCGGCCTTGAGGACTCATCAAGACGAAATTTTGACCAGGCGCTAACCCTGGCCTACGCAAACCAACCACGCAAGACTGCTGTGACAATCTTGCGGACAAGGCAATCAAAGTGCCTTGTACGGGACAAGCCTCATTCACAGTATTACATGAACGCGGCTGGTAGAACAGCAAAGTGCTTCCAAAGAAAGGCTTCCAGCAGGGTAAGCGGGCGATGCGATCCATATCCATCCATAAGGATCCACCTGCCATTCTGTGCTTTTACGGTGAGATGATCTGCTCTCACCAGGGCACACAACTCCGCTATCTTGCACACGTCTTTCTGTTCTAGCAGAACCGGACTCGATAAGTCGGAGTCGTTCCTGAGATCCGTGAGACGGGCAGAAACATGGCCAGCAGTTCGCAGAAGGCGATCCCTCTTATAAAGAGATGCACTCACGCTAGAATCGTTGCAGTCCACGTCAACTCCTTATTGAGGGACCCGCTCTTCCTCACGGAATGCAGTACGGACGATGAGACCGTTTGCCAGAACGATGTTGTCCGACTCTTCCACCGAGATTGCCACCGACCGACCAGGGGCTGTCCGTTGTTTCGACCTCACTATCTGCGCTGTAGCACGATGGATACTACCGCCCTTCCACTCCTGAAGGAGTGCAGGGTTGGATGGGAGTTCCGGCCCAGAAACGGAACTCACCGAACGGCCGGAAGAGAGACGCGAGGCCCTCCGCCACACACCGTCCCTGAGCGCAACCGTGAGGTCGTACACTTCGGTATCCACCAGAACGTGGGTATCGAGGTAAAGACTCGCACGGTTGAATCCAGTACGACCGGCCAGGGTAAGCTGTACACCCAGGCAGAGGTTCGGTGACGGAACGTGCGTTACCGAAAGAATGTTCTTCCAGGTAAAGTTCTCACCATTCCAAGTGAGAACCCGATACGTGAATTCGGAATCAGCCAGAGTCGCTGGCAGACCATCACACGGTCGTCCGTCGAGAAGGTCACCGAGACGCAGGGGCTGAAGGTAGTGCTCGCCGGTGCCGGAGGTCGCCCGACAGAAAACCATTTCTTCGGACGGGAGGGGGCAAGCCCCTACGAGATATTGCTTTTTGGTTTTCATGGTTGAACGTTTGTCACATGGACCACTGTGTGGACCAATCATTCACAGTAAGTTTGAACTTGCTAGCAGCGTTCTGCAGGAATTCTGCAACCAGCTGCGCTGGAATCTTGAGCTTCCGCTTGAGATCTGCCAGTACTTTGTGCTCTTCTTTGAGCTTTGCGAGGATGTCATCCGCGTCCAACTTGGAAAGCTGTCGAACCTTCAGGTCAAGGATCTGGTCCGCTTGCTCAGGGGTGATCTTGAGATGCTTGACAAGGTACGACCTTGGATCTGCCTGCCGAAGTGACTTGAACACGATGTCGAGGTTGTTGGCCGCCAACGTGAGAAGGTCGTAGTAAGCGATCTTCTCCTCGCTCTGTCTGATCTGGTACTTGATGGAAGCCACTTCAAGTCCGATGCGGTACTTGACCCAGATCTTCATCAGTTCCATCAGACTGACTTGCTTGAACGCAACGTCGTACTTGGCGGGGTTCTCCTTGTTCACGGATCGCCGCGTGATATACAACTCGTAGGAGCGAGAAACCGTGACCTTGTTACGGAACTTCTCCGCGAAAGCTCGGAACTCATTCACATTGATATCACGTCCGATCTGGATGATGTAGGAAACACCCGCACCCGTGTGTACCGAGGACACCTCACGTTGGGCCTTGACCCAGTCGTCTACCAGCTTGACCGGATTAACTTCGGGTCCAAATTTGGAGATGGTGATGGTCTTCTTGACCTCATCCACCTCGTGAGGCGATACCCACTTGAGAGAGGCCTTTGGAGTCTCCAACAGTTGGATTAGCGCCTTCATGTTATCCGGCGACCGAACCAACTCACCACCATACTCATGGTATGGCTTCAACCGCTTTGCCACAGAACGTGCGTCGAGTTCCTTACCGAGCGCGAGATCTGCCAGAACAGGCAACAACGACTCCGGCGTGAAGGCCGGAATGCGAGTCGTGAGACCGAGACCGATACCGTCCACACCATTCAGGAGGAGGTTGGGAAGCGTTGCTGGGATGAACAACGGCTCCTTGTCCTTCCCGTCATAGTTATCCACCATAGTACGCAGGGGAGAGTACGACGGATGGAAAAAGCAAGTGCGACCGAACCCGGACATCTTGACGTTGGTGTAACGCGGGGCACCAGGAGGATCGATGATGGAACCCCAGTTCCCGACACCATCGATAGGAGGGGTCGGGGATGATACCTGGGTGGCGATAGCACCGTACACGGAGTTCTCACCGTGTGGGTGGTAACGGCCTACCGTATCGCCACCAAGACGAGCTGTCTTGATGAGCTGATTGCCCATCCCGTGAAGAGCCCACAGCGTTCGACGCGTTACCGGCTTGAGACCATCGCGGTAGTCAGGAACAGCACGGTCGAGGTTGACCTCTTCTCCGTAGATGCGAAGGTTGTCCTCGGTGAGAAGGCCAAGATCGATGTCTTCGATGAGGCTTGCCTCCGTCGCAAAGGTAACCTGCGCCTTGGATGCGACTTCTTTTGTGGTGCGTTTGCGAGTAGCCATCAGATGCCCAGAAGTTGTTTGCGTGTTGAAGTATCGTTGCCCATGAGGAGCTCGAAGCGATCAGCTCCAGCGGGTTGCACCCGGTAGAGGCGTCGCGACTGAGGGTCGCAGGCGAAGATGCGGAGCAGGGAGCTGTCGATTTCACCGTAACCCTTGACGTGATTCACAGTGCCCTTCAAACCTTCGCGGGAAAGAAGTTCTTGCACTTCAGCCAGAGTGTCCCCGGCCAGAATGCGATCGCCCGCAATGGAGTAGAACTCCGGCACGCGGGTGACAAATACCTTGTTCAGGCGGAACAGATCCGGAAGGAACCGATAGAACACTGCACAGAGCAGCGTCACAATGTGACTTCCATCCGGGTCGCCGTCCGCCATAATGATGATCTTGCCGGTCCGCAGCTTCGCATACGGATCCTCTTGCTTTGGGTCGAACCCAATCATAGCGAAGATGTTAAGAATTTCCTCGCTCTCCAGGCTCTTGTCCTGCTTGGACACCTGTCCACGCATCACGTTCTTCGGCTTTCCCTTGAGAGGGAGAAACTCCTGGAAAGTCTCGAAGCGGGCGAACCTCATCCCGCCGGCAGCTGAGTCGCCCTCAAGAAGGTATGTCTCACGATCCTCAGGTTTGCACTTGGGTGCAGTAGCACCTTTGGCCGGAAGACCCTTTGCAGATATCTTGCGCAACTTGGTAAGCAGCTGCTTGGAAGCGACGAACTTGGACTTCAGCTGCCGAAGCTTGACCGCTCTCTCCACGATGGCGACCGCCAGTTTCTTGTTCTTGCTGAAGAACGCCTGGAACTCCTTCAGCAGAGCTTCCTTGACCGGTGCCAGGGCGCGCTCGTCGACCAGCTTGTCCTTCGTTTGCGAGCTGAACTTTGGAGAAGAAAGCTTCGCGTTGATGAGACCAACCAGACCGTCCTTGAGTTCGTGGAGGGTGAACTCCTGTTTCTTGCCGACGTATGGCTGAAGTGCTTCCTTCAGGGCGTTCAGCATGGATGTCATGTGATTGCCTCCGTCCGCGTTCACCAGTCCGTTGGTGTAAGCCAACATACCGAACCCATCGTACGACGTGAACCGGATGGCGCAATCATACAAAGCATTCGGCGCGGCCACGAAAGCCGGACCTTCCAAGACGCCGAACTCGGATTCCTTGGAGAGTTGGTCCAGCCTATCCGCCAGGTACTGAGTGACACCATCTGGGAAGTTGAACGACTTGCGCTTCACTTCACCCTTGGCTGTGTAGCTTAGGCGAACCGTGAGACCCGGAGTCAGGTAAGCCGACAGCTTTGCCCACTCGAAGAGTTCGAGACGCGGCATGCGCGTCGAGCTGAAGATGGACTTGTCCGGAATGAACCGAACGAGGGTTCCCTTCGCGGGTGGTTTTCCCGTAGCCGGATTCTTCGGAGGCGCCTTGACCACTTCCACGTCGGTCTTGACCTTTCCCTTGTGGAACAGGATGTGCCACCACTTTCCCTTGTTGAGAGTCCACACCTCAAATTCGGTGGAGAGGGCGTTGGTCGATTTAGCCCCGACGCCATGGGTTCCACGCGAAGCTTGGTAGGCAGCATCATTGAACTTACCTGAAGTGTGGAGAACACCATAAACAGCCCGAAGAGTTGGAACCTTTGTGACCTTGTGATCAGCCGGATTCGTAACTTCGGTTGTACCGGAGGGAATCCCGGAACCATCGTCGTAAGCCCAGATCTCGCCACCCTCCATCAAGTGAACCCCGCACACGGAGCAACGACCCTCCAGAGCTTCGTCCACGGAGTTGTCCAGTAGCTCACGGGTGATCGTCAGGACACCAGAAGAATCAGTCGGACCGATGTACATTCCCGGCTTCGTCCGAACGGACTCCGGGAATTGGAGATTCTTGATACTCGATGAATCGTACGTCTGGGTCATAGTAGAATGGGTAGTCGGGTTGTTGGGACCTCCTCTTGAGGATAGTCAACTGGACTTTACCAAGGGGAGGATTTCGAGGGAAGAGAAAGATCGTATCCGCGTGATCGTGGATTGAAGACATGCCTCAGTCCCTCCGCGTGAGCTCGGCCACCGGCGGCTTGTACTCCTTACGGGCGTTCACAAGGCTGGCGAGAAATGCGATGGCGGCGTGAAGCTCACCTTCGTCCAGAGACGCAATGTTGAACTCACGACGGAAGGCTTGAACCCACTCGCCAGCGAGATGGTCTTCGAAAGCCACTCCGAAGGTCCTTCGACCTGGATGGGCAACAGAGGGTCTGGACGAAAACACCAAGGAGGCACAGTTCGACAGCTTGAGCCGGAAGTCTTGAACCTCAGGCAATACAGGAGCCTTCCAGAACCGAGAGGGGTCAAGGTCTTCGTCCGCCCTACACACGAGAAGGACTGCCACGCGAAGGGGCTTTCCCTCCGAATCATCAGTGACCCGTTCCTTCTCGCGAACAGCTTTCACCCCGTAGCGACCCATGACAAACTGGAATTCGACAATGCACTCGTTGAGTTGATCGAGTTCCGAATACGGAGCGGAGAGAGACACCTTGTTGGATTCCAACTTGTGGCGGCTTCCGGCAATTTGCGCGAGTCTCACCTGAACGAAGTGAGAAGTCATCGACTTGTATACTTCCGAAAACGGATGCTGTACAACACGGCACCTTTTCAAAACGGTAGACTCCAACGTCGGAAGGATCGAATCAGGAATTCTGGAGATGGTAACGTTCCGCTCCAGGAGCAGAGTCCGGTCTTCGTCACGGACGGGGTAAAGGTTGTCACGAAAATGAACAAGGTGGAGGACAGGTCGGGTATCGGTGGCCACGGAAGCTCCTAAGAAAATAAAGAAGCCCTGAGGGATCTCATACATCCGTCAGGGCTTGTCGCATTCAGGCAGAAGCCTTGGTGTCGTCGATGAAGCCGGCGTCCACCAGGACGTCGTGCTGGAACGAGCTGTCGGATTCCGACAGCTTCGCCATGAGGCGAGTGAGGCGAGCGACATCCCCACGTTCCTTTGCCTGACGAAGTTGCTGTGCGACTCGACGGCGTGGACCAACGATGTTGATCGAGACACTTTCGGCAGGGCAACCCGTCTGACCGCGCGAAAAGTGACAGATGGGCAGTTCCTCCATCGGCTCCAGATCAGGATCGTTGGAAACGAGCGCCCGGCAGGTGAGACACCCACTTCCCCAAACCTCCAGCGTAACCTTCCTCGGTACGGGATTGGCGACAGTGGCGCCCTGATTCGTATCCGGGCCAACCAGGATATGGCGAGGGAGGTCAGCGAAGTCAGCGACAACCTTCGCGGTCTCTCTTCCTCCGACAGCCGCCTGCTGAATCACTTGTCCAACGTCGAGAGCGTCGGATGGCTTCGCCGGAGTGGCCGGCTTCTTGACGACTACTGCCTTCGCAGGAGGGGTAGCCGAAGGTTTGGAAGTGGCCTTCGTGACGACCTGCTTTGTCGCCGTTGCCGACGCCTTCACAGGAACGGGTTTAGCAACGGAGGCAGATGGTGCGCTTTCCGCCGGATCAGGCTTTGTCGCCATATCCGAGGCCGCCAACGCTGTTGTCATAGCATGGTGGAGACTGCCGAGGGTCTTGTCATTGCTCATGGTGAGGTATATGTTCGTTGGATGAAAGGTGAGGGCGAACCCTCACCTGCTAGGACCTACCTGGTTTACTGCCAGTCGAATTCGTCGTCCTCGTCCTCGGCAGCCTTCTTGCCCTTCTTGGCGGGAGCGGCCTTGCCCTTGGCGGCCTTCGCCGGGGCGCCCTTCTTCGCGGGAGCAGCCTTGCCCTTGCCTCGGACGGGGATGTCGTCCTCCTCTTCCTCCTCCTCTTCTTCGTCCTCGTCCTCCTCTTCTTCTTCGTCCTCCTCTTCTTCTTCGTCCCCCTCTTCCTCTTCCTCTTCTTCGTCCTCGTCCTCCTCTTCCTCTTCCTCCTCCTCTTCTTCCTCTTCCTCATCCACAGGCTTGCCGCCGCGCTTCCCCTTCACGGGAGTTTTGGCCTTGCCTCGGACGGGGATGTCGTCCTCTTCTTCCTCTTCCTCTTCCTCCTCGTCCTCGTCCTCCTCGACGGCCTTGCCCTTGGCGGTCTTCGCGGCGGGTTTGCCCTTGCCCTTGGCAGCCGGACCCTTCTTGGCGGGAAGGGTATCCTCTTCCTCCTCTTCCTCGACTTCGACGTCCTCGCCGGAGTCTTCCGTGATGTTGATGGCCAGGCCGAGTGCCTTCAGGTTGTAGGTGGCCTTTGTGCCGTCCTCCAGGACCAGATTGACGACTTCGCCCTTCGTGATCACCTTGGTGGCCGTGAGGGTGAAGACAGCAGCGCCGGTGACCAGATGGGTACCGTCGGTGGCGGCATAGGCAATCTGCGACTTGTGGACCAGTTCACCGTCGAAGGAACGCATTTCCTCGTCCACCTTGGACGGCTTGTCGGAGAAGACGCGAACGGCGTTGGCGGCGGACAGGGTAACCAGATACTTGCTCATAAAGATTCTCGAGAAAGGTTATGGGGATAGCGATTCCACCCGCCCCATGCGAGTGGATGCTGAAATTCATTCACAGTTTTCGTGGCAGAAGGGTTGGTTATTCTTCGTCAGCCTCCTCGGATTTCTTGGAACGCCGGCTCGGCGGCAGTTGAACATCAGTGAACGCGGCCGGAAGCCAGCGAGCGGCCCGGCGGATCTTGCGGAGGTCGGCGTCGGTCTTGTCCTCGATCCAGCGAGCTTTCTTGCCCTCCTTCTTGATACGGACACCAATGACACGAACAGCCAGGGAACCGTCCGCGCTGCGTTTGTTCACGCGAACGATGATTTCCCAAGTCGCATCGGGCGTGATCCGCCGAATCACATTGGGAGCCCAGATCGCAGCCGACATGCGCGCGATGAAACCCATGAGCGAGTTCACGTCGTACTCACGGAGATTGTAGCGCTTGGCTTCCTCGTTGTCCCAGCGACCGCGGATACGCTCACCGTTGGCCGATTCCGGGACGATGAGAGCCTGGCTGTCCGTGGAGAAGCCGAACCGGAAGAAGGCAGGCTTGAAATCCGCCGGTGCTTGCCAGGTAGGTTTCGGCGGTCGAGCAGAGGTTGCCTTCTTTCGAGCCGGAGCGGCCTTCGTCGCCGAAGCCTTTTTGGCCGGTGCGATCTTCTTGGCAGGAGCTGCGGGGGCAGACGACTTCTTGGCTTTGTTCAGAGTTGCCATGGTTTTCCTTGGGTTGAATTGAGCGATGCATTCACAGTTTTGGGAGGATTCTGCGAACCTCGTTAAATTGGGAAGGTGGCCCCTCAGTTCTTGGGATGGAGACGAAGCAGCCGACGCCACCAAGAGAGACCCGCTGGAATGGCATTCGGATGCCATTCTTGTTTCGGCGGGAGGTTCATGGTTGTCAGCGCGTGTTCTCGCGCAGCTCCATACGAGCTGAAGGTTGCAGGGACGGCACGTCGCTCCACCACTTCACGCTGAATGAACATAGAGGGCGAACCCAGCTGCAACGCAGTTAGGTAGTTCTCGGGAATGCGGTACTCCACCTCTTCCCCAGTGGAAACCGTGATCCACGCCAAACGTGGACCGCCAAAATTGTTGGTGATCTGAATCACGAACAGTTTCTGAGTGAAGACGATCCGCCAGAAGAGCGGAAAGTCCGGCACCGGCCGCAGATCAGGGGATTGCTTTGCGTGAGATTCCAGAATGGACATGAGAGATTCTCCTAGGTTGGGGGCGCGCCAGCGGATGGAGGTTGCGCCCGAATTGTCGGAGCTCGTTGTTGAGACGAGCGGTTACTTCAGGAGGCGAAGTTACGAGCTTGCCTTGAGCTCGTATACCACGCACGAGGAACCGGAGATCTTCACCTCCGTAGGATTCGGCTATCATGTAGAAGTGCCGAATACCCTGCGGCCGGATCCACCAACAGGGACCAGCCGCGAGGTTCATAGAGGAACGGCGGAACACTACCACCGATCCTTTTGGAAGAGGCCCGTAAGCCTCCAACAAGATTCCTTTAGTCCAGGTCATACATCGGAGGCGCATACGGAGTGCCGTATGGCGGGTTCCAGCTCTTGTATGGATGGGAATTGGCCCATTCCCGACCAGCGCGTCCTACCTTGATAGAAACGTATTCGATTGTTCGTTGAAGGATTTCACCTACTACGAGGAAGGCAACAACCGCCGAGGCAGACGCCAACCAGAATCCCTCGATTGCCCAGAACACGAGCCAGGCGGCGTAGGCACCAATCACAAACGGGGAAGCCAAAACGCACATCCATGCGAGGGCGAGGGCCAGCGTGACCGGAGAGAACAGGACCGCTGCAAGGACTGCGAGCCAATGATATTGGTGTGTATAGATGAAACTCTGTGTCGCCCAATGAGCAACAGAGAAGACCGTGTTCTTGAGAATGCGAAACATGATGTTTCCTTTCAGGACTTCTTGCTCTTGGCGAAGGCCACGAGCGCCGCGAGCTTGGCATCCGAGACACGAGGCTTGACCGGACGCGAGGAAAGCCGACCTTGAACGGAGAGAGCGCGAACTTCCTTGAGAGGGGACTCCTTCTTCACCTTCACGGAAGAGACCTCGGTGTCGAGAGTGGAAAGATAGCGTTCCAGTTCCAGGAGAGCGAACTCCAAGAACAGTTGCGAGGTCGCCTTGTCGACTTCCACTTCCGGATTGGTGTGGAAGGTATCACGCGGCGACAGACGGAACCAGCTGTTCCCGACTTCCGTCAGTTGAACGCCGGCAAAACCAGGAGCACGACCCTCGGTCTTGAGACGGAGAGCAGCTGCCATCTGACGAGAGCAGCGGACAGAGATGTGAGATTCAGTGCGATGAACCGCAAAGCAATTCACGCTGGAAGAGGCGTCACGGACGAGAGGAATAGCGTTCATGGCAAACCCTTAAGAGCACGTCAAAGTTTTGGAGGTTAGCGGGGCGGCGACGGCGAACCACCCCTTGAGGTTATTATACCTCAGCCCGAGGGTTTCGTGCGAAAACTCGCTTTTTAACGAAGTTTTCGCATTTCGCAGTGGCGTCAGGGATAGTCCTTCAGATACATGAAGCCGTCGAAGAAAACAGACAGGGGAGGTTTGGGATTGCGCAGAGAGTCACGTACGAATTTCGCATCCCACCATTGGAGCAGTTTGCTACTGCCTACGGCGAGTTGTTCGGCCAGTGTATACGGAGTGGCTGCATCGAATGGTCCGGTGCCGATCTGAAACAGATTCAGTTCATCGAGGACGAGGCCTCCGTACGGTGACCCCGACTTTACGGTGTAAGTATTGCCACGTGCCATCGAATAGAACTGCGTGTGTAACGTATTCGAGATTCGGTTGGACATCTCACTGGCCGAGATGGACTTGAAGTTCGCGTTCAAGTGACGGACGAGCAAATCTGTTGCGTTCGAACGCACTTGCATTTCCCAACGCACGGAGGCAATGACACGACCAGTATCCACGGTCTGCTTGCCGGAATCCTCCACGAGTTCCCCAGAATGGTATCGGTTGTGCAAAGTCTTCAATGAATTTGCCAACGGTCCGGTCCCGACTGGATACCAACCAATCGGGAATATTGTCTCGGTCTGAAGATCGAACTCCGCCGCGAGTTGTTCCGTCCAGAGGTAGTGCGGGTAGAGAGGCAGAGCAGATCTCTGGTTGGCTACCACGTCAGGTTTGTCAACCCGCGCTTCCCATTCCCGGAACAGCTTCAGCTTCTTATGAGTACGAGCGTAGATCACGTTCGGATCCAAGTGGAAGTGGTCTCGCTTGTCCACACAGAGAAACTCAAAAATGGCCTTGACGTCGGCGATCTCTTCTTGCATGCGAACGTTTAAGGGCTTACCGCCATCCCAGTGTTCGTTCGTATCCATGCAAGCAAGCTTCTTGCCGAACACCTGAAGGGCTTCACCCATTTCTTCGATTGCCTTGCTGAGGCCGTGGTTAGACATAGTCATGATTTGGCTTCCATTCTGTTGAAGGAGGAGTAGTCGAAGGAAACGTTTCCTTCGAAGAGAATCTCGGGTGTCAGATAAACCTCAGACATGATGCCCACGTAGAGTCGATGCAGACGCGTCTGCTTTTGGCTGATTACCTCGACAGTAGCAAGGACCATGTGATTCATATCCGTCGGAGAGTCCTTGGTAGGCGGGAGTATGTTGACACAGCACTTACAACCTGGAGACCGAAGAGGCACTTCCACCTCAATTTCCGATAGTAGGTTGTTCAGGCAACGAAGAGCTTCATCACTTGGATTCTTGATGAAATCAATCGCGTGGTCTTGCATCCACTTCTGGAGGATCTGCTGCACATACAGATTAGGATCCGAGTCGGAACTCATTTCTTCCTTGTTCATTTCTGCTCCTCTGCGAAGGACCAGCATCCGGTGCAGAAGATGCTGGCGTTGAACACTTTGCGAACTCCGGTTTGCAAATCCTGGAAGAGCGAACCGCGGTCGTACCGCTTGGATAGGTCCTCCACGGAAGAAGCGATCAGGTCCTTGTCCAGATGGAGCTTACGCCGATGGTGGTTCAACAGAACAACCTTCCTCTGGATTCGAGGATGGTCCACCTTCATAGGTGGTGGGAAATCTGACTGGGTCGGCATGGGAAGTCGAAGCCTTTGAAAAGAGGAATGAAGTCAGCGCGAGGATCCATGCGCTGGATGTCTGGTTCGTACATGGAGTCGTATCCGTACCAGCGACCGTATATACGCTTGGAAACGATGTTCTCAACGAATACCGCGGGAGTAGGTAGGCTGCCTGGAACCCACTCCAGGTAGAGTCCAGAAAAGGACTGGAACGGAAGAGACCAGGGTGCTTTCTCCAGGAGCTCCTCGACTAGGTAGAGAGTCGTTGGAGTTCTTCTTCCTTGCGATTCAACTCCAGTACCTATCTCTGCCACGTCTCGCACTAGAGACAGCTCTTCGCCATGACCTATCATGAGATATCCAACTGGAGGAACCAGAGAAGAACGGAGAAGTCGTTTGAGGTGAGAGCTCATGCGGATTATTCACAGTTTTGAGAGGAAAACGGAGGGTGAGCAAAATGACGAATTACCTCCGGGTTTTGGAGGGTTTTTGGAGCTCTAGGCCAACTCCCCAGCAGCTCCCCTAAACCCCCGTTTTACCCGAGGTATAGGAGCGTTTTTGGATGAGTTTTTGGACTTAGAGGCCGGAAGGCCAGGCCGTCCCAAATCGTAGGTGCTGCAGGAGGAAGAGAGCGTAGCTTCCAGGTAGCAGGTGACGGAGTTCTGTTTCAGGATCCCCGACTGAAGCGTAGCGGAAGGAGGAGGATTCTTAAAAAGAAATAAACAACGATTGCGAAAGCAAGCGTCGCTAACGGATGCTGAACGAAGTGAAGCATCCTTTGATGATAGAAACGAACTGGGTTGATAGGTGTCTAGGTGATAAAGGAGGTTCGCTAACGCTCACCTCCTTCACCGGAGCCGCCAAGCCTCCCTGCCAAAACTCGCTACCGCTCGTCTTGGACAGGATCGGACTTGGACGGATTTAACCGGCTCCGGACCTCGCTTCGCTCGTTCCTACGCTACTCCAGTTTTTGGAGAGTTTTGGAGTATTTGAAAATACTGTAGTTTTTGGAAATTTTCGTTCCCCCTACCTTAGTACCCTATAGCTTATAAGGGGAATAAGGTAGGGGGAACTAGCTAGCACATGCAGTGTCCACGGATTTTGGAAGAACTCTCCAAAACCAGAGTGTTTTCCAAAAGCCCTGCCAGGGTCCCCTAAAACTGCGGTTTTCGGTGACCCTGCGGGTACTCTGCTGTTAGTGGACGCTTTTTGCGAGTTTTTCCTTGAGAGCTCGCTTTTCGGCGAGGCTCAGGTTATGATCTAACCACTCCATTGCTTCGCGTCGCTTTTCCGCGTAGCGTGCTACCGCGTCCTTGCTCGTCCGAGACTGGAGAACTCTGTTCAAGTACTTGAGACTCAGGTCCGCATGAATGGCCCTCTTAGCTCCTTCCACGAACACCTCGAAGGCTTTCGTCTTGCGCATAGCGAGTTCGGCCTTTGGTAGTGAGGATATCTTACTTCTCAATACCCACTTCCACGTTTCCGCCTCCTCCGGATTCGCGAGCTTTCGATGGGCAGCAAGCACGTCGCGCGGCCACCTCTTGATCTCCTCCGCGTACCCGTTCCTACGAACCTCACCCGCCGCCTCGTATCCGGTCTCTTTCAGATCTGTCAGTACATCGACGTAGTCCAGCTTCTTGGCATACTTGAGAATGATCTTGGCGCCCTCTCCATCCGGATCAACCTCACCGTTCTTGTAGGGACGAAGCTTCCGCTTGATGATCCGAGCCAACCCGAGGTCAGGAACAATGATGTACACGCGCTCGCCCACACGTTGATCACGCACGGAGAGACGCGTTGCAGCCTGAACTGCGCTGTCGCCTGCATAGTCGTCGTCAGCATCATACTCGGGCGTCAATGCCTTGAACAGCATCGCGACGTCGGGCGATGGATTGCGAGCTGACAAGTAGGCAATACAGTTCCGCTCTCGGTACACATTGAGTCCCATAGGATCTGGGAACAACAAGTCGAATCTTACACGAAAGTGATGACCGGTATCACCGTAAATGCGATCCTCGTAGGGCAAACGTTTGTCTAGCTCTGCTTGGAGTTCCAGTGCGTCTGGCTCATTTATGCAGCTCCGCATGGTTGGGAGTTGAACATCTCCAAACTCGTTGGGCTCTCGGTTCATCTCTTCCAAGTGTTTCCTGTTCATGGAGATAAGCGGGCGACCTCCTAACGCAATTCTCTTCTCCACGGCGTACTTTACCTTGGTGAGACTGAATACTACGTGCTGCGCCATCCGGATGTACCCAACAACAGGGTTGCCATACCCGTGTCTCTCGAAGCTGATGTAGTCTGGATCGTCTTTCGGAAGACGATCTCCTTTCGTTAAGAGGGCGATTCTCCGGATCATCTTGTGCTTCTGCACCGAACCTCTTCCACCTTTCGGGTTGCGACCAGTCAGTATGGCTCCGACCTGGTTGCGTTGCACTCCCTTCTTCTCCAACTCCGCGTAGAATTCTGGAAGCTTCTCGCGAGGTACCAAGCAAGACATATCCAGGTTCGTCATGCTCACCTTCTGTTCCTTCGTGAGAAGTGGGAAGATGCGCACTTGCCTGAAACGTGACTCGATGAGTTTCTTCTGCTCCTGTATCCTCTTTATCTGCTTCTCGGTCAGGGGGAGTGGTTCCAACACAAAACGTTGGTTGCTTTCGGGGTGGATGTTCTCGTAGTTGCTGAGAAGGTGGAACATCTGCGACTGACGAAAGTAGGCTGACATCACCAGCACCTTCTTGTATCCCATGAAGAGCTTGGCAGGAGAGATGATCTGGAACACCGAATCCACCTCCCCCTTGCCTTTCACCAGACTCTCGAAGTCAGGACCTTCCTTGATAAGCTGCCCAAGTTCGAGGGGGATCTTCAAGTAGACGTCCAGCTTGGGGTTGCAAATGTCGTCCACCAGAGCTTGGAAGGCCGAGCTAGGACTAGTATCCATGACGCCGTCGCCCGCACCGTGCATGATGGCGGTAGCCTTCTTGAAGATCTTGAAGACGTCTTCTTCCGGTGCCTGGTATCGGCTGAAACCGCTGTACTTGCGCTCACCTTCTTTGTTTGTGTAGTACACGGGTGACCTGTAGGCTTCCAAGGAATTGAAAAGAGCTTCCTTCTGATCCTTGCTGAAGGTTATGCGCTGATCCTTCCGCTCCATGACCATCTTACGTGCTTCATCAAACACCACAAAGATGTCGGAGAGATCGCGTTGGAAGAGGCCGTTCCGCACGAAATTTTCGTGGGTGCAGAAAACCAACTCGCCGGGATTGGCTGCATCCACTCTACGTTGGAGCAGCGTTCCTACCGTCGTAGATGCCTTCTTTGCTTCCGCCTCATCCATCTGGTACAGTCCGCGCCGTCTCTTATGGTTGACCGAGACGAATCTGTCGTACTCCTCTGGTGGCATCAGACCTTTTTGGTAAAGGTACTCTACGCGAGCTCTCAGACGTTTTTCCACTTCCTTCAGCAAGATGTGTCTTGGGGCCACGTACACACAGACCTTGTCTTTGGCCTTTATCATGAGATCTATGGCGATGGTGGTTTTGCCAACACCCGGATACGCATCCAGATAGTTGATAGTGGTGGTTTCAATGTGTCGTTTCATGATTGCACTTCCCATAGATTTCCTGGAGCTCATTCACATCATTCGTGACGCCAGGTGCAAACTCAATAACTATGACGGAAACGGAGTTTTCAAACTGTGAACCCTAAACGGGGTTATAATAAACCTAGGAGGGGACCATTCTTCCCCTCCGTAAACATCCTTCCTTCCAGGAGTTCACCATGGCCCGCGCTATCAAGCCCACCCGCATCGTCGTCGAAACCAAAATCGGCAAGATCAAGTTCACCCAGAATCCGAGCGGTTCTTACTCGATCCGCTGCAAGGATCTCGTCCCTCTCAGCATCCGGCAGGTTCCCGGCTCGGACAAATGGTTCGTGTTCACCAATTTCGGGATTCTCTCGGCCAAGACGCCGGAGAAAGCCTTCAAGAAAGCCTCCAAGATCTACTGGAGCTGACCTTCCAAACTCCACCCTGCTTCGGCAGGGTGAACCTGTTTCTTTCGTAGGAGATATCCTTGACTACCTTTATCCCTTCTATAGCGCGCTCCACCGAGGATAGCTTGCTAGAGCTCCACTCTGAGCTTGATCGTCTAATCCGCAAGACGATCCCTAGCCAGAGTGGTCTCTACGGAGAACGACGATATCGGGCTATCGAGTGGCTCAATCTTCTTGACCACGCGATAGAGATCGGTGACCTTGATATTGTCACCTCCAAGGTACCGAAGAACTTCAATCCGTCTTGGTACATCCGTCACGTCGTGTACCACGATCTCCGCCTCTCTCGGGGTTGATTCCAATCTCTAGGAAACTTTATGTCACTCTCACAAAACACCCAACTCCAACGCATCCGTCGCTTCATGGAATCGCGCTTGGACAAGAACCCGGAGTACCGAGACACGTTGGAGGAGTTCAGCGTCGATTACACAGGCAATCTGGCAGTCGTCAGTGCTAGCACCTGCATGGAGGGCCTTCCCCCTGGCAACCTCCTCCGGTATGTAGCCAGGGAGTTCTGGATGTTCGCGGTCACCTCTCGCGGTAAGGTGACCGTTGTCGTGGCGCCGGACAGCTTCCGTCAATTCAACGGCAAGAAGATTGCCGAAGGTTTCCACGTTCGACTGGGGTGACATTATGAATCAAGGTGCTCTTCTCACGGGTTCGTACTACGCCTGCGGCCCCTTTACTCCGATCCAATTCATCCTCCAGTATCCGTTCCCAACCCTTCGTCTTGGGGTGTCCAAGTACGAAGGTCGCAAGGGCGATCTGGTATACACCCTCCAATCCAATACCAGCCAACTCAATCTCCGCTGAAAGGAATTTCCATGGGCGCTCGTCTCAACATCAAACTCGCCGAGTTCATCCATCATCCTAATGTCAAGGTGGAGATTTCCACTATCTACCATGAACCCGAAAAGGATCTCGAGGAGAATGAGGGTTGGTTGGAAACCACTGCCCGGGTAGACTTTCTTGGGGTCGACAAGCAGGTCTACATCTTTGATGTCGATGTCTTTGACGGGGGGATCTCCCTCAGTCGAGACTTCAACTTCTTTCGATATCCGGAAGAGAACCATCAACTGATAAAGGTTCTCTTCGAGAACGGCATCGCCTTCCATGTTGTTCCTTGACCAATCCTCACTGAAAGCACTCACCATGAACACTTCTGCCGCATCTTCCGTCAACATCCCGTCAGCGGTTTCCCAACTCGCATCTCAGCGGATCCTTGTGGTCCTCCATCCAAACACTGCGTTCATCACGATTGCGCTGAACGATCGTCGATTCAACAACGAACGGTATGGCTTCCATCGTGATAAGAAGGCGGAGGGTGACGAAGCCAACCTTCTCTGGTATATCGGACTCAACGTTGTCGGGGTATACAAGGTTGAGACTCAACGCAACGAGATGCGTCTCGAACTCTCGGAGGGAACCCTTCCGCATGACGTCGTTCCACAAGTCGTCACAGCGGTGCTGGAGTGGGCTCGTAAGATAGAATCAGACTACAACCCCACGATATACGCCGACGATCGAAGGTGGGAAGTTGCTCCCAAGTGTGACAGGGACGGTTGGACCGAGGTAGAAGGCATCCGTTACCCGCGTGGCCAACTCTATCTCGGTATCCCGTACATCGTCTGGAACCCTGTTGTCTGAGGAGAACCCCATGAGCGAACTCAACGTACATGTCACGGACCGACGGTGGCTTACCGTCGCCGGTAACACGATCGATATCCATTACATGGATGCAGTCGGCCCTGTCCTTCATTTGGAAGAAAGGTATCGATTCAATTTACACCTGCGAGGTTCGGTGGTAACCGTTGGTTACTCTACACGGGACTATCTCGAGTCTGAAGTCGAGAAAGTGCGTCGTCAAGTGGTGGAAGCCTGGAGAGACGCAATAGGACGACCCCGCCAAGTGGCGCTGTGAATATATTCGATGAATGATTTCTCATAACTACACGTCGGGGACGTCCCGCACCACGGCCGTTCAGCGCATGAACGATTCGAAATTCTACCCGGCTCTCCTCTCCTTTCTGAAAGAGCAGCGGCTGGCACTTGGGCTTTCCCAGAAAGCTCTGGCAATCAAGTTGGGTCGACCCCAGAGTTACGTTGGCAAAGTGGAGGTTGGAGATCGTAGGTTGGACATCTACGAGTTCGTCATCTACTGCCGAGCCCTCGGTATGAACCCCTCGTCCCTCCTTTCGGACACTCTCCGAAAGTCTCCTCTTTAGGAAACTGTCATGGAAACCTTGATCGCTTTCTTTTCATCCATCTGGGACTGGATAACCAGTTCTGGCAACCTTTGGGCGATGGCAATCGGAGGTGGGGTTGCCATTCTGCTGTCTCTCATCGTTGTGGCTACCATCCTGGCCATCTTCGGCTTCATGCTATGGCACATATTCTCCCTTACCGCGTTCAACCCCACGTTCTGGGTGCTCTGTGCCGTTGCGATCGGCATCTATTTCTTGGTGAAATCGCCAGATCGTTCCTGGCTCAAAGCCGAAGTCGATGCGGACTTTGTCGAGGCGTGTGCCAGGGATTTCTCCTGTCGTAAAACATTGAAGAGTCTAGACTCTCTTACGCCGCAGGAAAAGGATCCTGAGGCATACCGTCCACTCGATTCCAAGTAAGGAGCCTGATATGAGACTGATTCCACCCTCTCGTCATGTTCCGCGCTCACACCGCATTCAGTTTTCTGGCCACCCTAGCAAAGGATACGTCGAAGTTCGGTGTCTCGGGGCAACCGATTTTGATATCGTGCGCGTAGGTGACCTCTGGGTTGCGGTGGTTCCGGGTGAAGGTTTTCGATCGGTCCTTCCGACTCCACCGCAACCCTCGGCCTACCTGGCGTACATCGCAGCGACAACTCGGTTCTGGAAGGCCTCGCCTCCGCGCGGAATCGACGAACGCATTCTCTATCATCGTCTCAAGCCCCGGTAATGCTCACCATCTCAACCTTCTTACAAGCAACGGAATGCTTGCGCACTGACCCAGCTGCGCATCGTACTGTCCACTATGGAACAGTTCACTATGACGAGCGAGGGAAGTTCTTAACTTCGCTCGTCCGTGTGAAACGTCTCCAGACCACTCGCACTCCTTACACCTTCATCTTTTGCCAGGGAGGTGACTTCGTCTTCTATGCTCACAGCTTGGAAGATCTCCACGCTCGGACACTCTCCTTCATGCGGAAATCAGTGGAGATTTCGTTCAGAGCTTCCGCCGAGGATCGGCAATGGTTCAGTACACACACTATGACAGGCAAGGAGAAGCCACTCGTCTCAGGCGTCGTCACCGGCAAGGCGTTCAACTCAGAGAAGCACTCTACTCTATATGAGATGAGGTTAAGGAAGTCTCACTTCCAGGCTCCTCGTGGTTACTGCGTTCTCATTCAATCTTGAAAGGGCCTCCCATGTCAACTTTGATCTACCTGCGCTTTCCGGGCGCTTCGCGTGTGGTCTTTTCCAAAGCCCACCTCATCCGGTTGCTTTGCTACCACTGTGATTACACGCGCGACGAAGCACGTGAAGCTGCCAACTTGGTGAGGGGTCGTTACCCCAATCGTTGGCTGAGCATCACGCCGAAACGTGGTCATTCTTACAAGATCCGTATGGTCAGCGTCTCGGTGTCCAAGAATACCGGGACCATCGTTCGCAAGTTCTGGAAACCTGCGTTGGACCTGGCTGTGTACATCTTGGTCCCTGAAGGCAAATCCTTCTTCTCGAATCGCATCTGCCTTTCGTTCAAGTCTCTCGGTCTGGTCTGAATCTTTCGAGGAAGGAACTTCTCATGGATAGGAACATCGTCCGCCCCATCTTCACGTTGGACCGTCGCAAGAGAAGGCGAAGGTTCTTTGCCCTGTTTCTGTTGACTGTCATCTTGACAATTGGCGCAGCTCTCTGGCTTCGGGTGCTCCAACAGCCGCACACGCAATCCTATGACATGGTAATCGAGGAAAGCACTTTCGTCGTTCATGCCGTGGAAATGACCTACGTAGTTCAGGGTCGCGAGCTCACTTGCACCTTGATTGTGCCTGACTCTAGTCAGGACAAGGTTGCAGTGTGCGAACCTCGTGATGTTTACTCTCTCAAGAAGTGGTTGATAGCTGGCCTCATCGTACTTTCTTCTATGTATGGTGCCTTCTTCTCGTGGTTCGTGGCAAGTCGTAGATACGGAAACTGACTTCCTAGGAGCATGGCATGGTTTCTTACAACGAGTACGTTCAGAAAGCTCTAGCTGACCAACGGGAGCTGTACGGACACATAGCCAAGAATCTATCCGAAGCTGGAGTGCATGGTCATCTATTCAAGATCTCCCCTGACCGAGTCATGCTAGCTACAAACGCTTCCATAAGCGTGCTCTTTTCTCTGAAAGGCTTCATCCGACCTTCAGGTAGATGGCGACTAATTCTCCCTTCCAAGGACACCAAGCCACCTGTGGTGATTCGTTTGGAAGGAAAGTTTGTTTGGAGCAACTCTTCCAGGAAGAACGTCTTCAGGGTGGACTACCTGGATGTGCGATGGGTGCATCCTCCCACGAATAATGTGAATGACCTCAAACCGGTCACTCCAGGAAGATCAACAATTCGTACTTTTTGAAAGGACAGCATCATGCCTTCATTCACTGGAGAATTCACGGGTGTCCTATTGGGCAATCCAGTCACCTTTACTAATCGCGACAACGCGACCGTCTCTGCAGAGGCAATCAAGTTGCATACCCTCTGTTATGACGGCGATCTTTACCTGTCGGTTGCGGACTCGCCTTGGAAGAAGATCAGCGCTTCACCTAACTTCCACGATCTCGCTTCCACATATGAGGAAGCTCCGTTGACCGAGGATTCGGTCCGCGACAGTGACGAACCTCTTCGATCTGCCTTGCTTCTTCGTGCGGCCGAGGCAGGGGTCGGTTGGATGAAGTTCGATGAGAGGATGGACATCCTGACCCATAATGCTTTGGTACGGCTTCAGGAGTTCATAAGTGGCTCACCTCTGGGAAGGTTGCCACCCTTCTTCTCCAATGTTTTGGGGTACAGACTCCGCCCTACAGGAGCTCTCGAGGGCGGAGGTGGATCCGGAGGACTATGGGGCTCGTACCGTGTGGTGTGCGACGATCCCGGTTACTACTCAAGTTCGACTGACTCAGTGTCTATCGACGCCCCACTAACCGCTGAGAGTCGCTTGTGAAGATCACACTCGCGGTCACGCTCCTTATCCTCGGGGTGTGCGTTCTCCTCCAACGATTCGGATTTTTGCGCCGCCTAGAAGCACGCATTGGAAATGCTAACACCCGACCGGCTGCCCCTCTTCTTAACCAGATTCTCGACGCGAATCCCGGTAGCAGAGGCATGCGTTTCGTGCAAGAAGAGCGAGGACTTCGCCTCCTGAACTCCAGAGGCGAAACCGTATTGTTCATGAACGACAACGGTCTGCTCCTGGACTTCGAACACGTAATCATTGATGGTGACCGCATAGACTTTGCTCCCGCCAACTCAACTCGACGAAAGGAATTGCCAAATGGCAACAATGCCCGCCGCCCGCCTGGGAGATCCAGACTTGTCCGGACGCCCTATGGTTACAGGCTCCCCCAACGTGTTCATCAACTCTCTGGCCGCCGTTCGTCAGACTGACATTGACTCATCGTCAATGCCCCAAGTGGCTGGCTCGATGACGGTCTTCATCAATTCTCTACCGGCAAATCGAGTAGGTGACCTGGACTCCGATAGTTCCCCCATTGCGTCCGGTTCGCTGGACACCTTCATCGGTGGATAACAACCTGAAAGGATTTCCGAATGAAACAAGTTCGATCTCTCGCGACAATGGCTGTTGGACTCGCAGCCGCTGCAGGTATTGACGTGCGGGCTCTTGTCCCGGGATCTACCCTAGCTTCGGGTGCCGGCACCCCGCTTCTGGTGAGTCAAGGTTCCCCACGGGTGCGGAATACCACTTCTATCAGTTCTCTCAGCGGAACGGTCACGGTAAAACTCGGAACAGGGAGCAGCCACAAGCAGAATCGCCGGAAGCAGCTCTTGAACCGGAGGAAGTGATGAAAGTCGTGCTTGTCATAATCGATATTGCAACCTTCACCTGGTTGCCCCTTCTCGTTGTATCTGCTCATACGCCAGATGCCGCTTCGACCGAAGAACCCAAGCACCGTGCTGTTTGATTTGTAACATGGCCTTCAAACCCTTCCGCACTCTCACAGCCCCTCAGATGGTGGCGGCACAGCTTCAACTCCTTTTGAGTGACAACCCTGAGACGTCACTGCTATTTCTCAATCGTGAGTTGGTGCGGTTGGGGGTTCCGTTCGAGCTGACACCAATTGCAGCAACACAGACGACGCAACCGACTCCAGTTGTTGGGTCAGATGTTCCGGGTCCAACACTGCCCTCTCAATCAGATTCCTTTGAAGCCACAAACGGTGGTGTACAAGAACCTGCTCCGCCAACTCCTGTGGAATGGACGGCTTCGCAGTCGGAAGCAAGATCGAAGATATCAACCTGGCTCGACCTCATTGCAAATCGGGATTGGGCCACGTTGGAGAACCGACGCTTCTTTGTCCTTCGCGGATACGCCGGCACCGGTAAATCCTTCCTCACGAAGGATCTGCACTCCTCTACCCGTAGCCGTATATCCATGGAGTTCTGTGCCCCAACGCATCGGGCCACTACCGTACTGTCCGGATATCTTGGCTTCCAGGCCAGAACGCTGGCTTCTCGACTCGGAGTGCGAGCCGTGTACGACGAGGACGACATCACGTTTGCTCTCCCAGACAAACCTCCCTACATAGCGACCGGCACTGTCCTGGTCATTGATGAATCCTCGATGATTAGCCGGGAGTACCTCCGCTTCCTGGTGGAGATCGCAGAAAGTCTGAACATCTTCATCCTCTTCATCGGGGATCCGGCTCAGCTTCCTCCTGTTGGAGAACGGTCTTCTCCGGTATGGAAACTCGTTAAGGATGAACAGCAGAAGCACACGCTCGTTGACATCCGACGAGTGAAAGACGACGCAATCGTGGACCTGCACGTCGCGTTGCGGGAGCAGATATTTTCCAAGAAACGAGAGTATCTCAACCCAATACCTGAAATAGCCAACGGGACGACGGTCGTTCATACCTCTTCCCAGAAAAAGTTTGTCCGATACATGAAGGACAATGCGGAGCTTTTCCGGGACGGTAACGCAAAGGTAATTGCCTGGCGTAATCGCACTGTCGACCACTACACGGAGGTGATAAGGTCAGCTCTCGGTTACGGTGCGGACATAGGTATTGGAGAACGACTTACGCTGTCCGGTGCCTTCATTCCGTTCGGCAAGGGTGTTGGTGTGGAGGAGGTTGGTCAGAACACAGAAGAGGTTGTGGTAGACCATGTGTATACATCTATACTCACTCCTCACTGTGAATTGCTACCTAACCTCGAAGTGGAAATCCCTGTTTCGGTGCTGGATCTTCATGGTGAGTCATTCGAGGCGGCTTCCGTTGCCGTTGCACGCACGGAAGAAGCGCAACAGAAACTGAACAAGGTTCTTTCTATGGTAGCAACTCAAGCGAGAGAAGCTACCAAGGACCGGCGACGCTCTCAGGCCCTCTGGGAGTTCTTCTGGGATACGAAGCGTCGATTCATTCGACCTCGGTCTGCCTACACCGCTACCTCTCATTCCTTCCAAGGTAGTCAGTGTCAACACGTTTACTGCGATACGCAAGACATTCTTGTCAACCCGACTAAGTCGGAAGCCTTTCGTTGCCTGTATGTGGCCGCATCCAGGTGCACCGAACGCATCATCTCCAACTGAGTATCTCATTATGACCGACAACTCACTCTCCGCTTTCAAAGAAGCTCTGGCAGAACTCTACGAGAAGATTCCGGAACGACATCGTCGCGTTCAATGGAAGTGTGTGGGTAAAGACTTGGTGGCAGTGATGCCTGAAGAGTATCCCCCCACACTTGCAGTAGTAGCCACTTCCATACCGAAGCCCTTCGGCAAGATCCTCGCGTTGGTGCACAACCAAATCGTCTTGGACGCGGAGGCTACGGCCGAGAGAAAGACCAATTCGGTTGAAGAAGGTGGAACGCTCACCAACTACGGCAGTAAGCACGTCAAGAGACAGCATTACGCTGTCATCGCACTCACTCCTGGTATGGACCAAGTCGTCCAGCGCGACGACAGTCTCGCGCACGCGATTCAATCGGCAGCCCGCCTGGTCGCCCGAAACGGTTCCGCAGTCCGGGTGTACAAGCAAGAGTGGCCGCACCCTTCAGTTGAAGAGGGTGCACTGAATCTGTCAACTCGCGTTGATGATATCATCAAATTCTGCGATGAACTGATCCGTGACCCGGACTCGGCTGAAAAGATCCGTCAGTTCAACGATGTCTCCAAGAAGGCTGGACCCCGTTTGTCGAGTCTTGATTGCGTAGATACCTCTACCCATGGAGAGGTCCTTACATGATATCCTACGCTGACTACCTCTTGCTGAGGTTCACCCAGTGGATCTCAGATCGGACAAATTGGTCCGGTAGAAACATTGCCATCGTTCTTGCCCTCGTGGCTGTGTGCATACGGTATCAGTATTCTAGCAACGGTGTTGCTTCGGCGATTGCGTGTGGAATATACCACGCAGCGATGCTGCTACCGCAGCCAAGAGGATTCAGATACCTGATTCTGGTCATCTCGATCGCAGAACTGCTGTTGCTCTGTCTGGCTTCTGCCTTTGGTATGGACGGACTCCTCAATCTCTTTATTACAGTCATTCTGTACCTTCTAGCTCCCTACTGGGTCGCACCAAAACCGCCTCGACGGAAACGTCAACACGAAAGAAAGAACAATCATGCCTTCCAACAGTGAACTCATTGGCAACTGGACCAGCACTGGCTATCGTCACAAAGATTATGGTGACCGGTGTGGTAGCACAGATATCTCCCTGCATACACCCGAGGCACAGGATGGATTCGCATACCGGGATATTATCTCCATCCAGTTCCAGGAGAAGGATCGCCTTACTCCAGGCGAACGCAACAATCACCGCCAGCTATCCATGCACCAAGCCTTCTGGCTGCGGGCCAAGCTCCTTGAAATGTTGGAGAGTATTGAGAGGATCCCTTCTGACGAGGAGTTGAAGCTGGAGCAAGCCGCTCGTCAATTGAATATCATCCAGTCAACGGTCAATGCAGAACGTGACAATCATGCCTTTCCACGTAGTAGCTAAGCCGACACCTGGAGAATATGTTGGTCGTCCTTCACCTCTGGGAAATCCGTACCCGTTGCGTGGGGAGAATAGTCGCAACGCGGTGTGCGATCTCTATGAAGATTGGTTCAAGCTCAAGGTAGAAGAGGACGATCCCTCCGTAATGGGCGAGCTACGTCGATTGTGGCGTCTGCACAAAGAGACAGGAACTGTGAACTTACAGTGCTTCTGTCACCCCAAGCGATGTCACGCGGACACTATTGCCCGTTTCCTCAATTCCCACTTGGAGTCCGTATGATCGGAACCTACGTAGACAACCCTCACATACCGGTCGAGAACCGACTAACTCCCTTTCCTTCGGTGAAGGAAGACCTTCCAGCTCCAGTGTTGGATGTCCTCACCCAACTGTTTCAGGGAACGGTGCACCCTGACCCGGTTCAGAACTTCCTCACCTACTTTGCGGGACTGGACGCTGGTGCGGAGGGTGAGTTTGTCATGGCTCAGACCGCCCAGGATTTTGGTGTGTCCACCCAATGGGCTACCATGATGCACGACGGAGTGGTCTCTCAAGTTCAGGTGTGGTTGGCGGCGCTGTTCGGCGCTTTCAGTACCAATCCTCCAACAGAGTCCAGTCCAATACAACTCTCTGTGGTGGACGACGCTTCGGTCAACTCTCCAGAAATTGTGAATGCTGGTTACTTCCGGCGAGACGTTCACCTGGGGCGCACCCTCCCAACCGATACGCTCTCCTTCCGTGCAACCTTCCTTATCCAGAGGAATCCTGAACTATGAGCACGACCAAATTCTCGTTCACCGCCACCGCCCGCATTGAAATCCACCGTTCTCCCACTTATAGTACCCGGTACGTTAACGGTATCGCTCAGTCCACCCCTCAGTACTACCTCCGTTTCGTTTCTTCCAACGGTAATATCCTGATGCACAGCGAGACCTACACTGGTGGTCGTTCCGGTGCTCTGCGCGCAGCACAGAGCCTCGTCAATGCCCTTGGCATACCTTCCATCAAGTGCGTCTTCCCAGACCTCCGGGAACACATCTTTTACCAGGCAGACATTCCTCTGGCCCACCTCTATCTGACTGCCGGAGGCAATGCCAAGATGAAGGACGTCGAGTACTCTTGATCTCCAACCCTACCAAGGAACACCAATGACCCAACCCTCTAAGCCCACCCTCACGCTCGCGGATATCAAGTCCGTTGAAATCTACACCAAGCCTGCATGCTTCTTCTGCATCAAAGCCCAGGAACTCCTCCAGGACCTGGGTGTCCCCTACGTGGAAAAGCCGTGCAACGCCAGACTAGGCGACGCCCACTACAAAGTGGGTGCTGCCAACAGAGAAGAGCTCACGCGCCGTGCGCCTGAAGTGGTTCCTCTCCAATTTCCCCAGGTGTTCCTCAACGGCCAGCGTGTCGGTGGACTGAATGGACTCAAGGCTGCCCTCGCCAAGCTGGGCGCCTCCATCCCTTAATCAACCAAGCATGACGGTCTTCCGGGACCGTTCCCATTCTCTCCCTCTCAGGCCTCCTCTGGATAGCCTGCCGGGAAGATGATCACCAGCGCCAGGGTGTGGCTGGCTATCACTTGAGTGGCAACACATGAATTAAGCCTCGCGGTAGACGTCGGCCTATACAAGTTCGCCCGCGCCATCGAGACATCGCACGGGATCGGCAAGCCACGAGCCGCCGCAAACGCCAGCGCCGAGACCCCTTGTGACGATGGACTCTTTCTTTGGAAGCAAAACATGAACCAAGAAACCTACAAACCCAATACCCGCGATGCGCTGGAAGCAATGCGACCCGGCTGCCAGGATTTTTTGGACTGCCCCTCGCTGTGCGAAGGCAAGCGCACTCCATATGCGCCGCCGAAGGCCGACTGTGTGGGCAAGCTGGCCGATCCGCGAAACCTTGCAGGAGATTGAGATGGCGCATACACCTGGACCGTGGCGAATCGGAGCGCCACCACCAAATGGAGAGCAAACCATCGGTACAAATTACGGGCTGATGGTCGCAGTTGCGACAACCGGGGTGGGCGTTGAGTCGATTGCAAACGCCCGACTGATAGCGGCGGCACCTGATCTGCTGGAATCAATCAAGAACTACTTTGAGGTCTATGAAAACCGCGACAGAGAGCCGGGATGGGTGAAACGCATTTTCGATGCAAAAGAGAAATGCATGGCCGCCATCGCAAAAGCAACAAGGGAGCAGTGAGGACTGACCATGATCGACGTACTACAGCTTGCCAGAAAGGCTGCGGAGGGCAGACACGCAGTCAGCGAAGGCGACGCGCACTCTCTGAGGTTTGATGAGCTTGAACGCTTCGCGGCCTTGGTGCTTGAGGAAGCGGCGAAGGAGTTTGATAGGCGAATGGTGCTTGACAAATATGGGTTTGCAGTCGGTTTTTATGAACCAGAAGAACCCGCACAAATCATCCGCTCATTGAAGCCGAACACAGAAGGCCAACGGGCGCCGTAGGCGGTCCGATTGGATCGCAGAGTTGGGCTTGCACCTTTTGACAACTGGAGCACCATGTGAACGCAGTTCTTTACACCCATCAACTGGAACCGATCACGGTTGTGGATATACCTATGTGGCTCTGGGAGCACCTGTCACAAGGACAACCCATTCGACTTGCCGTGACGGCGCCGCTGCGCCTTGTTCCAAACGAAATGCCGCCAACGTACACCACGTCGAAGATGGTTGAAATCTTTGGCGAGCTCATCCGGCGCCGAGAACACGAAACACTGATGCTTTTCACCGCCGACGAGGAAAACGCGCTGCTATTGAAAGCCGATTTTCTTCCAGGCCAGCGGGGAGAACTGCGCAACAGGGAGCGAGGCGCTTTTGCTGCTGGCTTCTTGAAGGCATTGCAGGAATTTGGCGCCTAACATAAAGATGAACCACTACCTCTGGAGGTCTGAACGTAACAGATACCCTACTCCAGCACGGTTGTCAGTCGCCCTCGGCCAACGCAAGAAATCCTCAAAGAGTTCTCCAAAGAGATACATAGACTTCTCAGGGAAGCTGAAGCAAACGGGGTCGTCATTCGTGTCGACCTCAAACCGAATACCCCTCTCGCCATGGGCCATTACGAAATGGTGGCGGAGGTGTATCCACGGTTCGTGCGAGACTGAGCGCTCGCACCTGGGCAACCTGGGCAATTGAGAGAGGCTTAACCGCCTATTGTGCCCCAACCGTGGACTATAAGCTCCAGGTATTGCTTGCGTGCCGCCCCGGTCAGCATCAGGCGTACTCTGGAATTCTATATGACATGTAACGGGGATCGATCCCCGTTTACACCAAAGAAAGCCACTCATGACTTGGCGATGTAAGATCGGGTAGGACGTTCGACCTGTGATCGTTGTGCTGCTGCGTATGCAGACCTGCGCGTATGCGATCGAAGACGTCGTTCTTAGAACGTACCTACTCACAATTCAACCAATCAACCATCAAACCTTCACTCTTTGTAAGGGGTGACACCTCCCTCGTACGGTAGCTTGGATTATATTCTAACTCCAAGTACTTGCTAACGAGTATGAGGTTTCCGCATCGCGGGGTGAACTGCATCTCACCTTAAACCAAGTGGCGTCTGCAGCTAGAAAAATAGCAGCCTCCGCTGAATAGGGATTTCAGCCCCTAGATCTCTGACGAGAGATCCTGGGGGTGCAATCCCACATACCAAGGATTCTTTATGTCAGAACAATCTGCTCTCGCCTCCATCAAGTCTGTTGAGATCTACTCGAAGCCCGACTGTTTCTTCTGTGTCCGAGCGAAAGAAATTCTCTCGGACCTGGGGATTCCTTTCGAGGAGAAACACTGCGACTCTCGCGTCGGCGACCCCAACTTCGCCGTAGGTGCGAAGAATCGGGAAGAGCTTGTTCGTCGAGCTCCAGACGCACCAAGTCAATACCCTCAGATCTTTATCAACAACCAACGAGTTGGAGGTCTCGACGGACTGCGCGCCGCCATGTCCCAATTGGGAATCACTCTCCCTTGAATCTGTACTGTCCGCTCGTCGCGTTCGGAGTGGACACTCCTCTGGTTAGGGAACGTCTTCTATAGAACCTTCATGAGACGAACTCTGCTTGTCTTCGCAGCATTTGCAGCTGTCTCCATGGCAGCCAAAGCTGCGGTGCGCTCCAGTCCTCGCAAGAGGACTTACACGGCTCGTGCAGCCACTCCAACTTGCCAGTCTGGCGACATCCTGGTTTGCCGTCCGCAAAAGCAACTCCCTTCTTGTAGCCCGCTCCATCGCCGCATGCAGCGGGCTTTTTCGTATCCGGGGGACCCCAATGAACCTTGATGATTTCAAACAATACCTGAACCAGTGCGACCTCGCTCGCATGTTGTCTTCCACTTCTGACCCGGCTACGCATGAGCTGTTGAAGAAACTCCAGGCCATTAAGGATCCTTACCCCTCGTTAGTAGAGGATGCTTCACCCCTACCGAAAGCCAACATCCTTTTCCGGGATGAGGTAATGGATGGTAACTACCTACTCGCGGGTAAGCAGCCGGACCCACACCTATTGAATCTGGTTCTACCGGTACGTACCACAGCAGTAAAGGGTTTCACGGTAGAAGAGGTAAGGAATGCCGTGGAGGTTGCGTTTGGAAAGGCACGCTTGCGGGCTCTCCACAACCGAGACGTACCAATTCATGGCCTGAGATCCAAGTGGATGGACCCGCTGGTAACGACATACTTTTCTCACGTGCCTGTGCGAGACTTGTTCCTGACCCAAGCGCAGCGCGATCTATTATACAGGGTGGGGTACATCTCTATTTGGGTTCCCCCTCACCAAGGTACTTGGCATCCATGGGGTACGTCAGGTTCAGGGTACTCGTGTTTGGGCCCTGAGTTCCGAAGCGACGTGCCCCTTCTTTTCAGAGACCTAATCGCTGCTGTTCAGGAAGACATGTTGCAGGTCATGGACGGATATCTGCCTGACGATCTATCCAGGGGTAAGCTTTTTGAATGCGTGCGTTCCCACAGTAACAACCTACAAGCCCGTCTCGGTGTTCAGTGGATCGTAAACCGGGGGGCTGGCGCCCTGGGCGTAACGCCTCTCTTCTTTGCAGATGTAGGGAGGGCAAACTCTTCTCATCTCGGAAGTTTCTATTTTACCAAGTCCAACCTTTTGTTCGAACCTACGACTCTTGGTCTGCGTGTTATGAACTGTGTTCTAGCTACTTTTCCTATAGAGTACGACTTTACACCTTCTGACGATCTCATCGTACTATGATTACACCCTCCACCCTCTTTGCTGGCGGCGTATTTGCCGCCATAATGGCTGGCTGGTCTCAAGTGAAATCCCTGGCGGCTTCTCTCACCCGCATTGTTGTTGTCCAGGTGGACCTTGAATCTCAAGCTGCCAGCGTGTTGTACGAGTACCTGCGTCTTAACTGGAAGGAAGGACCTACGGGCAAGCTCCGCGTCTTTGACTACAGTCTCAAGCTCACCAATGGCAAGCGTCGACCTGTACCCTTTCTCATGGCTGACTACGATCAGTCTAAACTCTTCTACGCCGGCAAGAAGTTTGTATTCATGTGTCCGCGCGACATGCGACTACGTTACGTGCGTGGTATGTTCGATCTCAACGCTACATTGAAAGAAGCTTATCAGACTCGATACTCATTGATGGATGCTTCGGAGCAATCCTCCAGGAGTTCTCGATTCGTCACCATCCAAAAGTTTGGACCCGTCTCGGAAACTGCCAGGCAATTTGCTCTACGTGGCGGGAAATCCGGATCTAATGATGAGGTAGCAGAAGCCCCAGTTGGCCTTTCTGACTCTTTTCGTCTCATGGACCACCGCTTGGAAACACCTGTCTTCCACTCGCGTTCTGAGTTCGCTGAGGAATCCCGGTCAGATCCACTCAAGGGTCGTTACTTTTCAAAAGAGCAGCAGCAGCTATTGGACGATGCTATTCAATGGCTATCCTCCGAGAGTTGGTACGCAGACCGAGTACTTCCGTGGAGGATGGGCTGGACTGTGTTTGGTCCGCCTGGAACCGGCAAATCTACCATAGCGGAATACGCGGCTCGTCTGCTAGGCATTCCGATATATGTATGGCATCTCAAGACCTACGATGATCCTTCTTTCCACGAAGGTTGGGTAGCTATGGAGAGACCTTGTGTCGCTCTGTTCGACGATTTCGATACTAGTTTCAATGGACGCAAACCCGTTGACCCTGAAATGAAACTCACCTTCGATTGTTTGTTGAACACGCTCAGCGGTCCGGGCGATCTCTCCAACGGAGTTCTCAGCATTTTCTGCACCAATCTACCGGAAACCTTTGACCCCGCACTGGCCTCGCCAAGACATGGTGGCAAGGAGAAGGACATGGTCACTCGACCTGGTCGCATAGACCGGGTTGTGGAGATGGGATACATCTCCTTGGATGAAGCCATCCGCGTCATGCGACTGGTAACGCTTGATGACGACTTTGCACTCCAAGAAGCTGTGAACTCTCTCAAGTCGCGTGGCACAGATAAGCTGACTCCCATCTCAGCTCTAACCGCCGCCAGGGTTGTACTCCAACGTAAACTCGTAGATGAAAGGCTTTCTAATGTCGTATCTCTCCAGCAAGAAAACCAGTAATGGTCGACTCCATCCTCTCAAGTTTGCCGCCCGCTGTCTCCTCTTTTTCATTGGGACCTGCCTCTGGATTTCTGTACTCACCTTGATCTTTACCTTCGTTTGGAGATGAGATGATTCGTCCCTCCTCCTTCTTGAAGAAGGGCTTGTGGTTTGTTCGTTTTAACCCAGTATCCGGATTGGGTTGCGTCACTGCACCCTCTTTGTGCCTCAACCGTACTGGAACGGAGATAACATTCCAACATCTAAGCACCGGCAACAAAGCTACCTGCACGCTCGGTCAAGTTGCTTACGTATCGAGGAATCCGGAAGAACTCCAACGACTATACGCAGTGGGTTCAGAGCATTTGAAGAAATACGAGGAACTCCGACTCCGGTTTGTCAAACGTCATACACAGCAGCTGGAAGAAGCCATAACACAGTCCTGCATTCAACCGAAGGATCGGTTCCTAGCATCCTTTACCCTTGTCAGACCGAGCAAACCCACCCTTCGCTTTCTCACCTTTCAAGGTGCTGGAGGAAAAGTTTCTTTGCTCGTGTTCAAGGGTCTACTGTTAGCGCACGAACTTGAACTTTCTTCTCTCAGTGCATTCCACGAGTCGATGCTCTTGCGATACCAGTCGGAGGCGCATCTTGCCGGATTCACGGACTTCTGTGCAACCAACAAATTCCTTTCATTCCATGCAAAGCAATACCAGAACCTCCAAGACCATTCACTTCCCACAGGGGGCAACCAAGGCGGAACACGCACCGTCGATCCAATCGTTGTGGGAGAGGCAGGCCCAACTCCTTGAGTTTCATAAGATGCCCCATCACCTGCAGGAGGTGATGAAGTCCATGTTCTTTGCAGGCTACGCTACCTGCCAGGAAATCTGTATGGATCTCGCTACGCTGTCAGCGGATGAAGCCGTGAAAGTCATCTCTCGGCACCATCAGGAAGTGGCTGATCTTGCCAAAGCAAACGCGGAACGCACGATGGAGAGTCTCACCAAGATGACGCAGGACTTGGTGAATCGGTCCTCTCACTGAGGGATTCCTGATGAAAGACAAGTTGAAACAGGCCGAGATTCGTATTCGATACAACTTGAATCGCCCTTACTTGGAGGTACCTATTGAAGCGATGCCCCTGCTCATCGCAGATACCGAATTCAACATGGACAATCCGGAGGAGCGGGAGTATCTTATCACTAAGCTATCCTCTTTGGCCGAGGTGAAGAGGATTCCAATTCACGTTCCTGGAGTTACGGATACACTCCATCAGGTTTCTTACCAAGACGGTGGGTACTTGTACGCTGTTGATGAGTCTGGTGCGGTTGTCATAGTATCCCAATACGAGGAACTGCGACTGCCTGAGTTTTCTCCTGTTGAAGAGGCACTTGAGATATCTAATCTCTGGATAGACCCAGTACTACGTGGTTCCGTGGGAAGACGTTTGTTTACGGCGATCCTAAGCGAATTTCGCAGCGTTGTTTCTGACGGTGCGCAGACCGCCCTTGGAAGAGCTTTTCTTATGGAGAGAATCCGAGAATCTTTATCCAGGAGAGTTCTCGTCTACTTGATCGACGAGAAGAAGTGTCTACCGTGCTCATCCATAGATGACTTGAAAAGGTTGACACCTGTCGCCTGGGGAAACACCGAGGCGCACCGAGACCGACGCTGGCTCTTTGTAAAGGAATAATCATGCACTTGTATGTAACATGTATGTCAACAGGAAAGCCACCTCTATGAGAGACTCTCTCAATCCTGTCCGCCTGACTCCAACGGACTACGCTCTATCCGCTTCCAATCCGTGGTCGCTGTCTCCACGTGAATGTGCGGTAATGCGCTGCCTGTCTACTCAGGCCGAATCCCTGCCCCAGGCCTCCCATCTTCTTGGGTCTTCTGAGAAGACTGTGAATGCTTACCTGCGTTCCGCCCGTCGTAAGATGGGATTTCCCAACAAGGACGATCAGCGGATATGGATGGCTTGGGTAGAATCCCTCCTTTCTCCCACTCAACGTCCAACCGTAAAGCTACCATCTCTTCTTCAATCAAAGAAAGCGAGTTACCATCGTGTCCTCTTCCCCTGAAACTCACAAGTCCAATGGCCACCCCTCTGCCAACGCCCGTCAGGTGGGAGGCGATCACTACTCGTCCAACACCGGCTACCAGCACTGGGACTTTGCAACAGACCTCGGTCTCTGCTGGACCGAGGGGTGCGCTACCAAGTATCTGGCCCGTCTCTTCGGAAAGAAAGTTCCCACGCGAACCAATTCCGAACAGGCTGTGGAAGACGCTGAAAAGGTTGTCCACTACCTGGAAAAGCAGTTGGAGCTTCTGCGGGAAGACCGTCTTCCGGTCGCCTCATACACTGCTGCCGGTATTCGGAAGCACGTTGCTTCGTATATGACTTTTGCGCGCACATCCTTGGATAATTCCAAGGCTCCCGCGGACGTGAAGGAAGTACAGCTCCGTCTGTTTGAGAACCTTGCAAGATGGAAGTTTGATAGCCGAGGCTCAGACGTAGTGCTGAAGATCACTCTGGATTTGGCAGCTGAGCTGGTATCCCGGGTCAAGAGCTACGTCCCGGAAGTCGTTTATCCCCCTCTCGCGGCGGAAAGTACCGGGGTCGAGGAATCGGAACCGCAAGAGGACCTGCGTGCCTACGTCGCCCAGGCGGAAGAACCCCCGGCGCCAACCCAAGACGTTCCCAAAGAACAGCCAACTCAAGCGCAGGAAAAGAAACCCAATCTCGTGGAGCAGTTGCGTCTGACCAACAATCAGGCGTACCAGATGCTCACGATGCAGCGATCGACATCTATTCCACTGGAAGTGTATCGCGATCTTCTTGAGCATTACCGTCGCAAGGACGACCTTCCCAAGCTGAATACGAATCCCCGTGTTCCGCCCAACGGAAACAATCTCGTGTACACGGCGTTCAGGGATTACGCCGAACCTATGCTGAAGATCCAACTTGGTATGCAGGCATTGAACGAGTCTCTCCCCAATCGTCAGCTTATCCGCTCCCTGCTCGGTCTGACTGCTGTCAGTGATGGCGTCCAATCGATGATGCACTGGATGGTCCTCTCTACCGAGGGTCCATTCCCGGCTATCGCGACAGAAGAGGAACGCGATCAGGTACGGGTGGCTGGTTACTTCCTCCGCAATCAGCTGGCAGAAGCAGCCGCTGCGGTGTTCGCGAAATCCGGCGTGAGCTCCAGCCTCTACACCGTCGGTTTGGAAAAGTGATTTCCTGTTAGGAGGTTCGAATGGCCAAGAAAGACAAGACTTCCAAGAAGTATGATCGACCGGCGTCGCCTGTCTTTGACTGGGTAGTGATGGACAAGAACGAGTATACTACGTTCAAAGAGTCGGAGGACAAAGCCGCGGAAATCAAGTCTTTCCTGGTCAATAAGAACGCCAGAAACGTCATGAGAGGGACTTCGTTCACTCACGTAGTGAATGAAGTCTTTCCTTCCCCTTCGACAGCCGGACGGTATTTCTTTCGTGCATCTAGGGATGACCGCACTGCCTTGCTCCTTGGACTCGTCACTGTGGACCCGGATCTTGGTATTACGGTTAAGCGCCCTCCGAAAACGATTCGTTTCCGACTGTGAGGGGAGTATGTCGATTATGGATGAATTCTTACATAAGAAGTGTGGAATGCAATACTGTTACCCCGCCAAGTTTGAACCTGCCGAAGAAGGCGGATTCGTTGTCACGTTCCGTGATGTGCCAGAAGCCATCACGCAAGGTGATACTCTGGATGAAGCCAAGGAAAGGGCTGAGGGTGCACTTCTGACTGCTCTTGAGTTTTACGTGAAACGCAAAGAGCCGTACCCGACACGTTCTCTCTGTCGGAAAGGTGAACATCTTGTGTACGTAAATCCACCAGAGTTGCCATATGAATATGAGCCGATCTACATCGTGTACTCTGACTACTCCGTGGAAACAATCACGCGGATGAGTTATCTCGCGAACACGTATCGGTACACTTTCCATCACGTGGCGTTCGATCCACGCATTTGCAACGAAGTTGCCTCGGAAGAATCCGCAGTTGAACACTGCAGACGCAATTGCAGCTTCGGGTGAGTGAATCATCCCCAATCCTCCTATATACCTTCTCAAAAGCCCGCCAGGTTCTAGCAGCCTGAGCGGGCTTTTGACGTTCTTGGGCTGCTTTTCTGGTCTATACTTTCTACTCATAACTGACCCAATTTTATTTTGCGGGCGGATGCCACCCTGGAGCTTCGGTATTTCCGAGGAAATCCTGGAGCTCCTCCGCTCGACTTTCGTTGTTAACACGGAGAACTTACACATGCTCAAGACCAAACCTGCGGTCCGGACCGCAGCGAAGACGGTCACTGCTGCCGCAACGGGTGGGGTGGTTCTGGTCCATTCGGTTAAGGACCGTTCCGCTCTGTCGTCGCTGACTGCCAGTGCTGTCTCGCAAGGCAAGGGTGAGTTTGCCTGCACGTCGTGCAAGACTCACATCGTCGCCTCTTCTCACGCAGCTCCCAGTTGCACCACCTGCGGCAGCACGACTGAAAAAGTCAAGGCAACCGCGAAGCCCTCCTACAAGGGTTTGGTTGCAATCCGTTGCAATCACTGCGATTCCGTCCATCTGATGGAACCCAACGTAATCAAGGCGTCGGGGCACAAGGTCCATTGCACCGTGTGCGGTGGGGTCAACTCGTACAAGCCTGAGGTGATCGCCTCTGCCGCCAAGCTGTTCACCGCTGAAGCTGCTCCCGAAGAAACTCCGGCTGAAGATGTTACCGCAGACGACGCCAAGGGCTGGCCCTTCGCTGGCGTGGAGGCTGCCGGTGACGAATTCGTAGAGGAAACCACCGCATCTGGTGAAGACGAGTGGCCCGAGTTCACGGAAGACACCGAAGCTGCTGCCGGTGACGACGTGGAAGTCACCTTCGAGGATGTGCCCGAACCGACGGCCGCTGCCTCCGAGGAAGAAATCGAAGCCACCAGCGAAGATCTCGATCTCCAAATCGATCCGGCTGTAGAATCTGCTTCCGAGGAAGAAGATCTGGCGGAAGAAGTGGATGTCGAGGACGTTGACGACGATCTCGGAGATGATCTGGCTGTTGAACTGGAAGACCTGGACGACGTTGGTGAAATCCCGACGGACGCTGACCAAGATCCGGTGGCTGAGGAAGCTGCCGAAGAAGAGGTCATGTTCACGGAAGAATCCTCTTCGGACGAGGAACTCTACGAAGTACCGGATTCCGCCGAGGGCGAACTCCTGGCTGACTCCATGGGTCTCGACGACACAGACACTGGCCTGAGCTTCCAAGCAACTGCCGGTCGCCTGGTCGCCATGAAGGGCCATGTCGCCATCGCATCCCTGAAGCGTGAGGACGCAGGTCCCAACGCTGACATCATGATGACGTCCAGCTTTGCCGCTGCCGTGAAGCACGCCGCTCGTTCCGGTATGCGCAAGGCACTGGTTTCCGCTGGCTTCACTCCCATTCGAATCCAGAGCTTGAGCAAAGCTTCCGTTGCCCGCAAGGTGCAGGAAGTTCAGCAAGCCTCTGCCAACTCCGTTGCCAAGAAACTGGCTACCTTCTCCGATTCCCTCGCTCTCGCCGCAGCCGGACTGGCGCGTGGTAGCTGGAAGGGAAAGCAAAACCCACTCAAAGCAGCGTTCGTCACGGCCTTCGCCCAATTCGGGGTGAAGAATCCAGAGCGCGTGGTGGCCAAGATCTTGGCAGACAACAGCGTAAACTACGCTCGTTCGATGGTCGAGCTTGCCACTGAACTCAACTCTATGTCGCCGGCCACCCGTAAGGAGACCGCGCGAATCCTGGAGCTCACGGAAGTCGTTGCCTCAGCAGAAGAAGAGGAAACCGACGATCAGGACGTGGTTGTGGAAGCGTCGGATGTTGCCGGTCGCTTGCGTACCACCGCTGCCGTTCTCCCCTCGGTCCTCAGCCAGACTGCGGCCGTCAGCAAGCAGGATGCTTCTCAGCAGGCAGTTCATGCTCGTGCTACTTCCCGTGCACTCGACATTCTCGATGGCAACTCGCCATTGAACACGTTGGGTTGAACCTTTCCATCCTTTCTCTTCGGAGTTCCTCATGCAATACTCTCCTCTGACTTCCATCGTTCGCTCGACCGAGATGAAGCTGGCCGCTGCGGTGGCTGCCCTGCCTATCCAAGACGGCACTCCCCTGGTGTTCGGCCTGGAAAATGGCGTTCGCGTTGTTGCTCCGTCCGCCGGTGCAGCCAACGAAGTGCTGGCTGGTTTCTCGCACGAACAGACCTCGGCTGCTCCCACCCTGCCGCAAGACGCCATCAAGGTCGAGCAGCGTGTCGTCGCTGCCGGTGCCATTGTGCTGGATCGCGAACCCCTGGCCGGCCAGTACGTCGTGACCAACCTGGCCACAGGTGTCGCGATCACGGTGACTTCTGCTTCTGGCAACACCCTGAGCGTCGACGTCGCCAACAACGGCGCTGAAGTGAACGTGGTGTACAAGCGTGCCCTGTCGGTTCGCGAAGCCGTGTCTCTGGTTGGTGATGTGCAACCGGGTGGCTACTCGGGCAACATCTACGGTCAAGTGGGTGTCGCGCAGCAAGGTGTGATCTACACCGACCGCATCGTCGCTGGCGTGAACTGGGCTGCCGCCACTGCCGTGAAGCTGGAAGCTGGTGGTCTGCTGACCGACCAGACCGGCACCGGTGAAGAAATCAACGCCAAGGTCGTGGCTGTTCCGACGTCCGACTACCCGTTCCTGGGCCTGCAGTTCGACACGATCTGAATCTGATCGTCACCGAATCAACCAGACTCCGTTCAAATCATCTTCAAGGAATTTCCATGACCAAGATCGTCACTTCCCGCACCACGGCAGCCTCGGAATACAAGGCGCCCGGTTCGAATCTCCGCTTCATCGGAGCCAGCGGCGAGATCAACGCCTCCGACAAGAAGGACCTGTTGTCGCAATCGATGCAGCTGATGCAAGCCACCGCGCGTGGCGAAGTCGCCACCGACGAGCAAGTCACTGCCGCCGAGAAGCTGGCTACCAACCGTCAGCTGCTGCAGGCCGCGTTCGCCGATCCCAAGGCTCAGCGCGTCCTCGGCGAACGGATGGCCGACCAGATCTACATGACCGCCAACCGCCGTGGCTACAGCCGTCGCTTCCTGGCCAAGATCGACCTGAAGCAAGGTGACATCCCGCGCTTCCCGGTTCGCAAGAAGAACGTCCAGGCGTTCATGGTGACCGGTCCCACCCAAGTGCAGGCCCAGTTCACCGCCGACAAGTGGCTGACCCCGCCGGAACTGCAAGTCGTGTCGCGCGTCTTCGTCCCCCAGACCGAGATCAACCAGTCGAACACCGACGTGCTGGACGAGAAGTACACCGAGGGCCTGGAAGGCATCATGGTCACGGAAGACCGGATGTACCTGAATGCCTGCCGTCAGACCATCGGTGTGGACAACGAGCGCTCGATCATCTCGGGCACGCTGTCGCCTCTGGCCCTGATGGCCGTTCGTCAGAACGTGGCTGGCTGGGGCATGAAGCCCACTCACTGTCTGATGGCCTCCGACCTGTTCGTGGACATCGTGGGTGACACCGGCTTCATGCAAGCCATCGAACCCGTGTCGCGCCACGAGCTGGTGATGACCGGCGAAATGGCTGTGCTGTACGGCATGACCCTGGTGTCGGAAGCCTACCGTCACCCGGAACACAAGACCCTGATGGAGGGTGAGTTCATGGTCGTGTCGGATCCTCAGTACCACGGTGCCTACTCGGACCGCGGTGGTGTGGACGCCCAACCGATCGACGCCACCACCGAACGTGTGGCCGGTCGCGGCTGGCTGTTCCAGGAATCCCTCGCTCAGGCCGTGGCGAACGCTCGCTCGGTGGCTTTCGGTCATCGCCGGTAAAAGCCTCCACCGGGTTCTACGAACCCGGTTGGCTGACGTTTTCGTGGTGAGTCGTTTGGTTTGCGATGCCAAGCGATTCTTTCGGTCGGAGTTCCTTCGAGCTCCGACCTCTTTTTCTGAACATGAGGTGATTTCATGACTCCCCGTTACAACAAGTTCCTGGACTTGGTCGCGCTGGCGTCCGCCGCCTTCGATGAAGGCAACGCCAAGAAGGCCGGTCAGCTGATGACCTCCGCGTTCAAGCATCCCCACCGCGAAGCCGCTGTGGAAGCCATGCTGGACCACAACCAACGAGCCAGCTCCTTCGACTCCGATCTGGACGAAGAGTTCACTGGCGAAGAACTGCGTATCGAAGTCGAAGAGAACGACGACCGCGAAGTGCAGGAAGCCTCGGCTCGCCGTCGCTCGACCACTGCTGCCCGCCGCCGCGTGAGCGCTTCGGCTGCCTCGCGCAAGCAGAGCTACTTCGACGCGCTGAGCAAGTGAGGTGTCCAGCTCTCTGAACAAGAAGCTCGTGCCCGTCGAGGAGATTATCTTCGACGGGCTTGCGCGTAGGTTTCAGAGGGTGATGGGCTTCCCCTGCGTCTGGAAGACTGCAGACGACGAAGTCCAGATCCTCAAACGAACTGGAGCTGGGCTTCGTTATCCGTACGCAACGCTGTTCCACTCGGCGACAGAAATCGCTTCCAACCGCGAAAATACTCAAGCTACCAGTCGGCGAGGCGCTTCCGTGCTGGTATCTGACGATCAACGCCGACAGTTCAAGGTAATGTACCTTCCGGCAAATCTCACTGTTGACGTCACCATCTTTGAGGATAGCGCCCAGCGCGCTAGAACACACTTGCATCGGGCACTGTTTGCGAGCCGACAGGGGTGGTTCAAATTCTCAGTCAACTACGGCGCCCAGAATTTCGATATTGGATGCGTCGGCCCAACTTCAATCAGTTTTCCAAGGGCGACAAGCGATCAGGACGCGGATAAGCGATACATCCTCGAATTCCCCCTCGTCATGGATGGAAAGATTTCCGAGTCGGTTCTCATGGAAGAACAGATCATCGACTCCGTGCAGGTCTCTACCTACGTGGGCGGAGGAACCGTGGAGAACTCCGATCTGGCGTTCCCGCCTACCACCTTTACCCACACTTCTGATTCCTCCAAGGAGCCTACATGAGCAGTGTCGCACAAGCTCTACTCGTCAACTGCGAGGCCTTCCTCGCAGACGATGGCATCCGACGGTCCGTTGGAATGTTCTCCATGAACTACACGCGACCCGACGCTGCCTTCAACACGACCCAGCTCACCCTGAATCCCGGTCAGTCAACAACCATCCAAGCCCAAGGGCAAGGAACGGCTGCCGTTATGGTGAGGACCACCGCACCGATTCGCGCGGACTTCTCTGCTGAAGACGGTGACTTCGGGTTCGTCATCAACAAGTCTCTGCTCTTGGACCATCCGGTCACCCAAATGGTATTTTCCAATGAGGGTGCTGTCGTGTCCAAGCTCGTCGTCATCCAGTGTTGAGAGATCAATATGGCCGAACAAGTCATCAACCCAACTCGCCTCCCCAAGGATGTGGTCATCAAGTACCCAGACGGAAAGACGGACGTCGTGTTCGTTCAACCCTCGTCACGGGTTACCCTTCCTCGCGGTGCTTCCGTCGACAGTCGCTACCTGGAGCGGGAACGCTCTCTCGTGGTTAAGAAGTCCATCAGCTGAACCGGAGATCCCAGAACATGGCAATCCTCGCCCGTCGTGCGTCGGACGTCCGTATCACGGAAGCCGACCTCTCATCCATTCTCAACGGTGCTTCCCCTGCTACCGCTGCCCAAGTGGTGGTCTCGCGCAAGGGTCCACTGAAGCCTACTTTCTTCTCCAACGGAGACGACTATCTCCGAGCCTTCGGTGATCCGGATGCTTCGGTTTCTTTCGATGTCTACTCGGGCATCGACTTCTTCAAGGGCGGCAACTCCCTCTGGACAGTACGCGTTGCTGGTGCTGGGTATGCTCACGCAGCTGCGACGGTCAAGACCAACGCTCTGCTGAAGACGGTCATCCAACCTCTGCCAGGTGGTGTTCAGAATCCGGAGAACCCGGATTTCGTCACGGGTATTCTGGTTGGTGAAACCCCACTATTCCAGATGACAGCGAAGCAAGGTCCCGGTTCGTACGGTGATCGTATTGCATTCCAGATCATCGCGCAGAACATCATTGCCCCCACTGGTCTGTCTGCAACGACTACCACTCTGGACGGCAACCTGCTGGCAGGTAGCTACGAATACGTGGTGTCGGCCGTCGGCCAAACTGGCGAGTCTCTTGCCTCAGCTCCGCTGACCGTGGTCATCGGTGGTGTCTCGACGACGAATACCGCCACTCTCAGCTGGGATCCTGTGGAAGGCGCCATCGGCTACCGCATCTACGGGCGTGCACCTGGCACTCCTCTGTTCATCGATCAGGTTGGTGGGGCCACCTACGAGTACACGGATCTGGGTATCATCACCCCCGAAGCTGGTCGTCCTCCGATCACGAGCGCAGCGGACATGGCTCCCCCGTCGCCGCTGTTCACGCTCAACGTGTTCGACCTGGACGTCTCGTCTACCCGACCGGTGGAAACGTTCAACTGCTCTCTCACGGAGCAGACCGACGAGACCGGCATGCAGATGGAGATCACGCAGCGGACCAATCCATACTCGGACTACATCTATGTGGAAAGCAACATCCACATGCTGTCGTCGATGCCCGTGCTTACGTCGACTCCGATTGTTGCGTTGGCTGGGGGTGACTCCGGTGCGGCTCCTACTGCCTCGGACATCATCAATGCCTGGAAGCCCTTCTACAACAAGGAAGAGTACGTCCTGGACATCCTGATCAACGCTGGACGTGCGAATCCGTTCATCCAGACAGCCATGGACGCGCTGGCGCAAACGCGCTCTGACTGCGTTGCCCACCTGGATGCACCACGTGCTACCAACTCCGCGCAGGACTGCATCGACTACCGTCGTCTGGAACTCAACCTGAACTCCAGCTACTCGATGCTCACTGTGTCGGACGCTCTCCAGCTCGATCCGATCACCGGGAAGCGTCTCTACACGCCGATGTCCGGTCTCACGGCTGCTCTCCAAGCTCGCGTGTCGCGTACCACCCAACCGTGGTTCTCGATCGCTGGTCTCAACCGTGGTCAGCTTGGCGTCACGGACGTGCGCCTCAAGTTCGACGATGGCCAGGCAACTCAGCTGTACTTGGCCAACCTCTCGTACCCGCGTCGGTTCACTGGCAAGGGAACGGTTCTGTGGGAAGCCAACACACTCCTGGACAAGAACTCCGCGCTTCAGTTCACGAACATCCGTGTGCTGTGCAACATCATCAAGCGTGCTTGCTACGACTATCTCCTGTACGGTCTGCAAGAACCCGGTGATGACATCCTCCGCAATCAGCTCAAGCTGACTCTGGAGGACTACCTGCGTGTGGTTCAAGCCGGACGCGGTATCCGCTCGTATCGTGTGGTGTGTGACGACAGCAACAACCCTGCTCAGCTGGTCAACTCCGGTATCCTGGCCATTGCCGTCATCATCGTACCTATCCTGGCAGTCCGTGAGATCCAGATGACTCTGGTCATCAGCAAGGAAGGTCTGGAAATTACTGAAGAGATAATTTCCTCGCTCTGAAACTGGGTTTGATGTCACAGAGGCTACGCACTTTTATTCGGAAGAATTATTTGCGTAGCCTCACCATGAAATCTAAAGATGTCACCCTCATCGCTCGTACCTACTCCAAGCAACCTCACTTGTTCCTTTCCGAGCAGGGGAGGGTGACTTGGCCCCGTATTCGTTCCTGGTGTTCCTCGGTCGATCGTATCGATCTGTACGAGGAACTTCGTGAACTGGCTGACTCGAAACCTGGTGACTACCTCCAAGCGTTTGTTGACCGCAGACTCTGTTTGCATTGCGGTACCCATCCCGTTGGTTATCGCAAGAAGCTTCAGTACTGCCTCCACTGTCTTGAGCTTCCAGAGGTAAAGGCATCCGCTCGCCAAGTCGTGCGTGACCGTATATCCTCAACAAAGAGGGACCCCGCTCGGGTTGAAGCAAACCAGAAACGTCTTTTCGATCGGACAGGGTTTGCTCATCCCATGCATAATCCGACTGTACGGGAAAAGGTGAGGTCCACTTACTTCGACCGAACAGGTTACGATAACCCCTCGTACAATCCTGAGGTGAAAAAGAAGCGCCGCAAAACCCAGCAGCTCAACTGGGGTGCCTCGCACTGGTTGAAGTCTGCTTCCGGGAAAGCCTCCTTGAAGAAGATTTTCAAGAACCGCTTTGGTGGCCATCCGATGAAAACGGATGCGGTCAAATCAAAGACCAAGGAAACAAATGCGGTAAGGTACCAAGGAGGTCATCCGCTGCGAGACCCAACCATTAAAGCCAATAGGGAAGACGCCTTTCTTCGAAGGTATGGAGTGCGTAACCCTGCGCAGTGTCCTACTTCTAAGCTAAAATCGAGGCGGACTAGTCTTGAGCGGTACGGAGTTGAATTTCCGGTACAGTCGGAACGTGTCAAACGTAAGACGAGGAAAACTATTCTGGAAAGAACTGGCTACTCGCATTACTCAAAGGACCCTGAATGGTTTGCTCAGAATTCTGGAAATCGGCACAAGCGCCGTGAAGTGGAACATTGTGGTCGAACCCTACATCTCCAAGGATATGAGCCCCAGGCTTTGCAGATCCTGAGTTCCGTGTACGGAGCTGAAAGAGTGTTTGCGTCCTACGAGCAACCCGATCGTTCCGTTAAGTACAGGTTTGAGGGTCGTACCAGAACCTACCATCCGGATCTCACGGTGGTGGGTCGCCACCAATCAATGGATTTCGAAGTGAAATCCGATTACACTCTGTTCAAATCTCTCGAAATGAATAGAGCGAAGGCAAAGAGCTCTGGGGCACGCACTCTCGTTGTCTTGGACAGAAAATCCCTCTCGTACAAACTCCTGCCGACTGACTGGTGGCGCCTGCCAGAGGAAACACTCCGGCAGATAATCGCTTCACGGTAACCAGGCAACACCTCCAAAACTCATCCAAAAACTCTCCTATACCTCCGGTAAAACGGGGGTTTTTGGAGCCTCAGGGCTTAGGGACAGCAGCTCAGCTAAAGTCTCTAAATCCTGGAGTTTTGGAGTAGTTCTGGCAGTGGCTCGAAATCCTCCAAATCCTCCATAAAGGAAAGACTATGTCACGTACTCACCTCCAGGAAGTCCTTTCAACTCAGGATCCTTTGCAGACCTGGAACTGGGATATCATCTTCTCGGCTCTTCCGGGTTCCCCAGACGCTCGGGCTCTGACCTACAAGGCAGTCTCCACGCAGATTCCGAACTCCGCACTCGAACAAGTCGGCCTGGAAGCTCACGGCGTCAAGCTCAACTTTGCCGGCAAGCGCATCTGGTCTCAGCAATGGGAATGCACGTTCTTCGAGTCGCGCGACGCCTCGACTCGCGATCGCTTCGTCCGCTGGCACGAGATGGCTCGTTCCTGGCAGAACAACTCCGGCTCCTACAAGTCGGAATACGCCATCACCGCATCACTCCAGCTGTATGATGATCGTCCCCTCGTTGTCCGCAACCTGGAGATGATCGGTCTGTTCCCACTGGAAGTCACAACGACTACCCTTGATCAGACCAGCAGCGTCATCCAATACTCGGTCAACTTCTCGTACGACTGGGTGAACGAGCTCTAAGCAGGGCTCTCCGAAATGGGGCCTTCGTTGGCCCCATTTCTGTTTCTGGAGTAGAACATGGCAAAAGGAATGAATCAACTATTTGAGGACATCCTTTCCGGGAAGTTTCAAGGTGAGGCTGCTTCCAACATTCAGGAGGGAGTGCGGGGTCTGGGTCGTCATCTATCCGGATGGTTCAGTTACAACGGGCACGCTCGTACGGAATACACAACTCAGATACAAGGAAGCATCGATGAACAGTACTTCCACTTCGTCAATTTTCTCGCCTTTCTGAAGCGTAACTACTTGGACGGATCCTTCTACAAACAACCACCACTGTTTCGCGTTCAAGGTTGGAATGGGCCGGAGCCAAAAGAAGGTACAGTAGTAACCTGTCGGCCGAAGCAGAGCACTTCCTACTGGACGTCTAATGACGATCCGGTTGTTGCTGGAAGGGAACGTCTACCCAATTCCCATGAAGTCGTTCTCACCAATCCCAGTTCTGGCGACTGCATCTACTCCTACAAGGTGGGCGAGGAGCTCCTGAAATCCTTCGCCAAATACAAATCCAGATTGGACGATGGTTTGAAACGAACTCTCCAGGTAACGGTATCCGATATCGAGGAAGGGCGAGTGGAACGGGAGTTCATCCTTTACCACGGTAAGGATAGGAAGCCGTTCAAGGCCAAGGTGCACGAGGTTCGGTTCTGAACAACACTGTGAATAAGGAATGACCTCATGCAGTCACTCTTCTCATCCTCGCTAGGTGAGCCTCTCTCCAAGATTTCAACCAGTACGGTCCCGATTACCGCCTCCGGCAACCTCGGTCCTCTGAGTTCGATCACGGGTTTCACCAACGCACTCATGTCTGGGATATCAGGTGGACAGAATCCCTCTGCTCCAACCGGCCATCTACTCGACGTCCTCTCCAGAGGAGATCCAGTCCTAGGATTCGAATGGACTGGTTACATACTCGATCCCAGCAATCCCACTCCAATCCCGTCTGTGTACATAGAGAGCATCCGTGCTCCTGGTATACAGTTCGAACTCGATCACCGTTTCTATCAAGGCCGAAACCTCTCGTATCCGGCCAAGATAATCTCGGACAACATGAGTATCGAGTTATACAATGACAGGTCTGGCCGTGCTGCAAAGCTAGCTGCCTCCTGGTCGGAGGATTCCTTCGTCAACACGAATGGTAACTTTAGACGTCCCATCGACTACAAGAAGACCGTTGTGTTGGAAGTCCATGACATCCGGCACGAAAAGATCTACATGATGATCTTTAGCGGCTGCTTCCCCTCGTCTATGGTGATAGGTGGTAACTACGACTATAAATCTAGCGACCATCTCCCTGTCCAACTGGACCTCAGCGTAGATACAGTTCACGTGACAGGTGCATGAGGCTTACTGCCCTTCTTTTCTTCAACACCCAAGAGGTAACGAAATGTCCAAGCTATCCCCTGAGGAAGCCCATCTGGGCACGAGCAAGATGAAATTCCCTGCTCGTCCGCAACCAACCCAAGCTACCAACACGTCCCAGTCTGCTCCCAAGAGCGTGCGAATTCGTGAGGTCGAAGAGGTTGTTCCTGTTGCTCCTCCCCCTGCTACCGCACCCGCTCCGACGCCGAGCGGTGCTCTGCCGGTGCAGATCTTCCTCCCCTCTCGATGCGAGTTCTACCCAGAAGTGAAGGACGTCTTTGTCCGACCAATGAAGGGTTTCCATCAGTCCAAGTTCTATCGGGCCGCCCACGAGAAGTCCGATCGTCATGTGGCGAATGCCATCACGACGCTCCTGTCTCAGGATATTGGGCTGACCAAGGCAATCGACGCCAGCATGCTCACTATCCCGGACTTCTTCTTCATCATGTACTGGATTCGGTTGAACTCGTACACCAAGACGCCTCTGGTGCATCGCGGCGTGTGCAACAACCGAGACCACCTGGAGGAAGTCGCTTCAGGTAAGCGTGAGAAGGAAAGTCTGGTGAGCATCGTCCACCTCAAGCAGACCATGCTTGAGCAGACGGAATTGCCTGAGGATTACCTGGAGGGGTTCGAAGAAGAGCTTCAGTTCCTCATGGAGCGTCTCTCTCCGTTGGGTCTTACCCTGACCGCGCCTCGCATGTATGACATCATCGAGCTGCACGACGACCTCCTCCCTGAACACAAGGAAAACGAGGAGGAGATCCGATACATGGCGGATCGTGCGGCCTGCGTCATGAAAGAGGATGGCTCTCCTATTTCCCTGAAGGAGAGGATTGATATCCTCTCTCAGGAAGACGTGGACGTTCTGGACCTTCTTGACGAGTGGCGTCTGCGCGTCTCCACCTACGGCATCAAGGAATCGGTGAAATTCAAATGTGACGGGTGTGGCGCAGAGGTGGAGAACGCTGTTCTCATCTCTGCGCACTCCTTTCTTTGATCGGTATTCCGACGACTACCTGCGGAACGGCATGATGGATGTCGCCACCGAATATGGGATATACATGTCGTTGGATACCGAGCTAGTAACCCTCTTGTATTTCATATCCGCGGCTCGAAAGAAGCGGGTAGATCGGGAGGCCAACCAAACGCAGTGAGGAAAGCATGGCTACACGTTGGCGTGGTATGACAAGCGAGGATAAGCGCGTTCTCCGGGATGATATAGCAGGGCTGAAACCTGTCCCCAGCAACGAGAGGTTTCTGGGTGGTCTGAGCGCCTATCAGATCAACCGGGTCGTCAACCTGCGAAAGATAATCGTTCAGTACCGGGTACCTACTTCGGAACACGGCAAGTACGCCTTCTCGCTGGAAACCCTGAAAGCCCTGGACGAATTCACTCTTGGTGAATCAAACCAGATACAGAAGGTGGCATATCGCAACCGGATAAACAAGATCAAGGACGATCTTGTTATCATCCGGACCATGCAGGACGACTTGCAGGAGCTCATTCAAAGCGGAGCTCCTGAGTCGTCTATAGACGTGGCACGCGATGAGATCGAGGAGCTTGGACGAGAAGTATCGCGTTCGTACCTTGGTCTTATCAACATCCTGCAAGAGGACATCCTTCAGCGCAGGGGTCTGGCCGCATCTAGTATGTATCGGGCCTCGCTTACAAACGAGCGCCAGATGTATGCCATGCTGGAGAAGGACGGCATGAAGATGCGACGCAAGTGGAATGATGTTCTGCTTGAGGTGCGCAACCTGCTCTCTGCTACCAACCACGACGCCAAGGCAAAGACTCACTTGGAGCGGATGCGCAAGGATCTGGAGCAGATCCTCTTCTATCTGGACGATTACGCGCTTCTCCCCTTCCTTGCTCCTCGTGACGTAGTGGCCCAGATAGTTCTTATCAACAGACGTCTGAACGACTACCAGGACGAGTACGATCTGAGCCAGTCTGACACGGAGCGTGTTGCGAACGTCATTAATGACCGCGAGACTCGGGACGAGATGCGGGCAAAGATAGCTGAGAAGACTCTTAGCTTTTTCGATGCCATCGGTTACAAACGTCTTTCCATCGGCGGTCTCTACCGAGGAGCACGCGCGATTGTGAGGGGTACGCACAAGACAGTGCGATTCGTTACTCGTACCCTTCCCAACCTGGTTCGTTCAGGCTGGACTGCGGTCCGCACGACGCCTCAGCGTATCAAACAGACCGTAAAGCAGGGATTTCGAGCAGTCGAGGGTCTATGGCGTGCTACTGTAGGGCGAGCTGTTGGTCTTATATCTGGAAAGGGCCAATCCAAGAGACTCGGCGTGGACTGGAACGATCCTCTCTCGCAGGAAGCACTTGCAGCCACCATCTCACGTGGGTATCGTGGAGGTGGTAATCTTGAAACCGGATCTCCCACGGCAGTAATGCCAGACGGAGGGTCCGGTATTGACGCACCCATAGACGATTCTGTTCCGACCACTGCCAACATTCACGATCAAGTCGTGTCCGAAACGTCAAACATTCCCGGGTCCACTTCTACCCGCCGAAGTGACTCTAGGGCTGCGGGGGCAGGTGGAATGGCCCATCGGCTTGATGTGTTTGACCTGAAGCTGGACCTCATCCTGCGTTCTCTGAACGCTGGCAAGGCTCCTACCATAAACGTGACAACTACGGGAGCAGCCCAATCAGAGGATGAGGGGGAACTCGCTTCTCTTCAGAGGAGTGAGGAGCTTGACCTCCTCAAGTCCATCTCCGCCTCCTTGGAGAAGGTTGTTGGACGTATGGACGGAAAGGGGAACAAGCCCGACCGAGAAGGCGGAATCATGTCCATGATGCTCGGGAAACTAATGAGCATCAAGAACTGGGTTGGCACTGCCTTGAAAGCGATAGGTTCATGGAAGGTTATATCCAAAGGCATAGGATTCATTACTGGCACGCTCAAGGTTCTTGGTCGTATCGCTGGCCCGCTTCTCCGTCTTGGGGGATTTGTTGGACGCATCCTACTTGGCCCTGTTGGTGCTCTACTCGGAGCTGGGGTTGCCGGATGGGCAATAGGGAAAGCCATCTACGGAAAGTACAGCGAAGAGATCGGTGCGCTTATAGACGGTTCGGTCGGCCTCATAAAGGACTCCGTGAAGTTCATTGAGGAAAAGGTAGATAAGGTATTCGCCATCATCGGCGATCTGAAGACAGCTTGGAGCGACTGGCGAGCGAAGGGAAAGGAGAAAGCTCAAGACACACGTCGGAAAGCTGTTCAGACCGCCGTCGAGGCTGACATGAAGAACTATAAGGGTCTCACGCCAGAAACCAGAAAGATGGCAGAGGCTGTTGGTGTCGATGTGAGTATGCATCCTACGTGGGATCCGAAAACTGGTAAGGTCAGTCAGCCTGCAGTAACTCCGCCGAAGCCTGCGTCTCCTCAGGAGTCGAAGCCCGCGAGTTCGGTCAAACAACCGGATTCCAAGTCTAGCACTACGTCCGCCCCTCCTGTCGCCAGATCGACTCAGTCCGGTGTTGTTCAACCGTACGCAGTTTCACTCGGCCCAAGGACTGTATCCAACTCCTCTATATCCTCGCCATCGACTTCAAGTCCAGCAACGTCGGTGTACGGTGATTCCGCCGCTCCGGTTCCGGCTGTTTCCAGTAACCTGTACCGGGCAGCGGCTGACGCCAACATGGGCGGTCTCCAACCTCACGTGCGCTCTAACTTCGAAGCAATGGTAACGGAGTACAAGCAACGGGGAGGGAAGTATCCTGTAAGCGTGAATCGCGCGTTTGCTTCCTACGAACAGCAAGAGGCTCTGTTCAAGAAGTATGGTCCAGGTAGAGCGGCCCGTCCCGGTCGTTCCGCCCATAATTACGGAGTGGCTATCGACATCGACAGCCCGGCCGCCAACGAGATGGCGAGGATGGGGCTTCTGGACAAGTATGGATTCGACCGACCAGTAAAGGGTGAACCATGGCACCTTCAGGTAAAAGGTGTGTCCGCTGCCATGGCTCGACAGGGAATATACTCCGCAGATACTCCTTCAGCCCAAGGGGATCCGGGAACATCCCTAAGTGCCGATCGTGGGGGATCTCAGCAAGCTCCTTCAGTGCTGGCTACTGCAGATGCAGGCAACACCAATCAACCAGAGACGCGCGTCAGAAGGGAGAACGGTAAATCAGCTGAAGCGGCTGCCTACAATCCGAAGTCGGCCTCCTCAATGGTTGCTAAGGACGACACCTCTGCTGGTGCGTTGGCCCCAAGTACGAATACTGCCACGCCTTCTGGACATGGCACCACCCGTATTCCTGAATTCTCATACGGCGATCCGACGTTCTTTGCTCTTAATCTTGGAGCTCTTTCCTCATAATGTCTGAACCAACCAAGTCCTCCGTATACAGGCAGTTGTATCATGCTGCCAACGGTATGGAGTCACGCTACACTCGACCGAGCAGATCGAGTCCTCTGGATGGGGGCTCGTCTCTCCCACTCACAAGTCCAAAGGTAATCGCGACCTTGGTAGGGTTGGGCACCATCATGCTAGGTGCTTACGCTCTCATGAAGGAGGATGCAACTCCCAAGAAGAGTTCCGAGGACACGGAAGAGGCCGAATCAGGAAAGGAACTTGATCAGGGGTCACCTGTTGAGGAACTTCCTGACGAGCTCGAAAAAGAAATCGCGGAAATAGAAGGAATGGAGAAGGCTGATCCAGACTCCAGATGGTGGGACGGTATATTCGAAGCTATTGGATTGAGGAAACGCCCAGTGGGTGAAGATTCTGAATCGGATTCCATCCCAGAACCTGGAACGCCTTCACCTGTTCAGACTCCGGAAGTACCAGGCGAGAGACCAAATACCAAGTCCGTAACTAAGCCCTCCACTAAGGAAAAACCAGAAGTCAAGGGTCCGCCTGAAACATCTTCCAGTCCTATTCTGATAGCTCGCAACGCAAAGCTGAAGAAGGGTGAGATGGAGAGGAAGCGTCACGCTACACATAAACTCTTCACGGGGAAGTATGCACGTCTTTCCAAGGCGCATCTGACCGAACCGGAGTTACGCTGGGCAATGCGACTTATACGAGAGGGTGTGTCCATATCCGGGCGTTTCGGTAAGTCCATGCTTCCTCTTGTACGAAAGGTAATCGTACAGAGAGCAGAAGCACACGGACTAGACCCGGAGTCCATGCTTCGTATGGCTTCGATGGAATCAGGTGGGGATCCCAATGCGGTTTCAGGTACAGGTGCTATTGGTGTGTACCAGTTTGTTGGACCTACTGCTAACTCGTTTGGGTTACGCAACCGTTTTGATCTCGATGCCAACGTGGAGGCAGGAATGTTGCTTGCCAAAGCAAACATCAAGTTCATGGGCGGGAAGGATGGCCCACTCCAGGTATACATCGCTCATCAGATAGGCGCACCGGCTGCCAAGGTGGTGTTCAACTCTCCGCCCTCCAAACTGATCAAGTCATTACCAAGGTACGTCAGGAAGAACATCTCTCATAACGTGGGGAAGAACTCCCGCACCGTAGGGGAGTACCTGGAGGCAAACCGCAAGAAGCTGGAGGACACGTACAGGCAGCAGTTGGCGGCTGCACCGTTTGCTGGTAAGCTTGAGGTCCTAGTGGCTTCCAACAAAGATGATGTCAAGGTATCTTCCTCTTCTATACAAATACAACCAATGCCAGGAGAGGAGTCCCATGGATTGGTACCAACTACCGTGGTAGTAGCTTCTGAAGTAACCCCATCTAATCCTGACACTAAATACTCACATAAGCAATTCTTGCAGGAAGGTCCGCGAACAGCCACCCCTCCTCAGGTTGCGGAAGGAGAGAAGTCTGTAGTAGCGAGTGCTCCACAGGAAAACCCTATGGACCTCACCGGTAGTGGAGACAAGTCTCATATAGAAGGAGCATTTCGTCTTCATGGAAATGGTCCTCTAGTAGTAACATAAGGAGTAGCAATGCCTCTTGTATCAGACTCGTTTGTTATGGGCTTTCCGCTACAGGAGCAGGAAAACCCGAACTACATGTGCTTCATAGTCCCTATGGACAGAGGTATGGAGCCGATTAAGCTCCATCTCCCAGAAGAATACGCTCTCACGTTGGGTGCTTCTTATCAGGCACCGTTCTCTCAGGGGCCAGTGGACCCTCAGAGCGTTCTCGGACGTGTTGCTTCGGCGGCTGGTCTTCAGTTTGCGAACAAGGCCATGAGTATGCAATTGTGGCAAGGCTCAAACGAGATGGAGTTTGCCATTCCGCTTGTCCTTCAGGTCGAGAGTGATCCGTACCTGGATGTCCTCAAACCGCTGGGAACACTCTACGAGCTTATGCTCCCTAGGGAGAACGTAGCTGGCGGTCTGCTTACATCGCCAGGCCCGCACATAGACCTGGAGAAGCTGAAAGAGGGGCTCCTTTCCGAGAAGACCTCTATGGATCTTGGCGAGGTGTTCAGCACCATCTCAGACTCATACAAGTCGTTGACGGAAACCGGGGACTGGGGCTCGGCTATTAGTGGGGCTGGAGACGCAGCAAACAACACACTTGCCGTGTTCTCCAATTCCATCACGTCTGCTATCAAGTACAACATCTCCCTCACGTTAGGCAACTTCCAGCACTTTCCGTCGGTAGTTATCACCAACGTTCAGCAGGATACAAAGGTGAGGCCTGACTACTTGACAGGGACGATGTCTCGCATCAATCTCACTGTTACTTTCCGGACGTTCTTTACCCCGACCAACCGAGACCTGCAGCATCTTTTGCAGGGATATCAAGCGCAGTGGGTGGAGGGTGATACAGGAACGCAAGCGCTCAACGAGTCCAGCGCGGTGCAGTCTTCCCCTTCTAATGCTATGACCCAACCGGAGAAGGCAAGCATCACAGACTTGTTTGGGAGCCAGCAAATAACCGATCCTATTGATCGGGCCAACTACCGCTCTGCTTGGGATTGATCATGGCACGCTTTGACGCATCTATCTACTACAAGACGCTTGCCTCCGGGGCATTCAACATCTGGGACGTAACTCCCAGCAACATGAGGTTCAATGTCCCCTCCGCAACAACTGTAATTGTGGACTCCTCGTTGGAAGCCAACCTACCCATGATGGCGCAGACCTATCTTGGTGACCAGCATTTGTGGTGGGTGATACTGTACTACAACGGAATCACTGATCCACTGAGTGACGTATACACCCTCAAGGTACTGAACATACCTGATCGGCAAACGCTGATCTCCTATCTTGAGCGTGTACTGCCGGGATACTCCAATCGAGTAATAGAATCAACCAAGGTGGAAATAGAGCCTAACCCGCAACCCACCCCAATCCCAAACTACCTTCAACCGTTCCCGGCGTAGGGGACCGGAGATCTCCATGGCTCATGCTTTTGAAATCGAGGACAGACTATTCATCAAGTTGAAGTTCGCTGGCAAGGAGTTCCCGTTTCTCCGTGTGAACAGTATCAACTTTATCCACATGTCCGCCTCTTCCAAGACGGGCATTCCTATGTTTCATCTTTCCCTCAATGATCCAACCGGATACTTTGAGAAGGAGAAGATACTGGGAGACGGCATACCAGTAGAGAT